AGCATTGCGTTGATGCATCAAATTTTTCTATTATGTGTGAGGATAATGTTGCATCATCAAAATCCAAACCTCTTGTTTGCATCAATTTGTTTCTTTCATTGAAAAGTTTATCAAATAATCTCACAAACACACCATCACTTAAAAGGCTCGTTCCAAGTTCTTCTTTATCTACACTTTCAAGTTCCCTTATGAGATTTGCGCCAATATCTTGTCCTTTGATATAACAATTGATGTTTTTCCTTATCAATTTGTTATATAAGGTCATAAGTGGTGCTCTTGAACGACATAGCACCATATCACCCTCTTTTATATCCCTTATATGACAGTTATCAACGATTAGACCATCAGGTGCATTGTCACGTGGATGCATATCGTGAACAAAAGTATTTGCTAAGTCTATGATGTTTTTTGAACAACGATATGTTACAGGCAATTCGAACAATGTTGTGTTCGGCATATTTTTGATAATGTTAAAGGCATCTTCAGACGAACCAGCAAATGAATAAATCATTTGGAAAAAATCTCCTGTGCCAACAAATCTGCCTCCACGTTTTATACATTTCTTAAATAACTCTATTGAGCATAAATTAGCATCTTGTATTTCGTCATAAAACACCCAATCATACGTACACCCAATAGGCTTTAGTGATAATTCAACAGGAAGCCATATCATATCGGTGTAGTCAATTGTTTCGTAGTTTTCTTTTCCCCATTTAAGGCATTTTTGCACAACAACGCATTCATCAAAGGAAACGGGAATATCATATTTTTGAGCAACGGCATTTATTTCTTTTTCACTTTGAGCAAGATAAAATCTTGAATAATTAATCAGTTTGGTGATGTTGTCAATATAATCCAATATTTGTTTGCGAGTTTTTATTTCACCTTGTGTTGTTGTCAATTCCAAAATGTTTTGCTTGACATAATTACGATATTTATACTCATCAACTTCTATATTAGACCCAAGATTTCTCCTAATAATCAGAAACCCAAGACTGTGTGTTGTACGTGCAGTGCAATTGCTTCTTTTTTTTAGCCTTTCATTCAATTCATCAGCAATTGATTTGTTGAATGCAATAAACAGGCATTTTTGGTCTTTTGGTATGAATTTCATTGATGCTACTGCTGTTGTTGTCTTCGCACATCCAGCAAAAGCTTGTATGACAGCGTTTCCAACACCATGTTGCACCCAATCAAATATTTTTTGTTGATATTCACTTGGTACAAAATCCAATTTAACTTTTCTGCTCATTTTTAAAATTTGCTAAATATTGTATTATTTCTTTTCTACAACCTTCAGTTTTACAGAAGCCACAGCATTTCATTTCTGGACAAATTCCATTTCTATATACGCAATATGGGACACAGGCATCAGCAAGTATTGGCTCTTGTTTCCAAAGTTCATCAATAACCGCTTTCCAAATTTTCCTTGTTTCCTCTTCTGCTTTTCTGCAAAGTCTTGCTTTGCTTATATGTATGATTTCCTGCGCATTCAGAAACAATCTTGCATTAACTGGGTCAGTTTTTCTCTGTTCATCCCTTGGTAACTGATTACCATCAATATCAGGTCTTGATGTTGAAACATATGGTTGTGCATGTATATGCCTAACAAGATGTACATGCACATAGTAAGGTATGTCATATAAATCAATATTGAACATTAAACTGCGCAACGGAGAATGCTCTGCTTTTATAATATTTCGTTTGAAATTGTCAGACGGTTCTTTATCTAAATCTTCTTTTCTTTGTGTAAATCTTGCATTATTAAGAACATCTTTCCAAGATGTTAGTCTTGTTATCTTTATTTTAAAATTATTTTTCATTTTATACTATTTTAAACTCTTATTTCGTCTAAATTCTCATCACTGTCATTGGGTAATTCGTCAACAGTTTCCAACTTGTGTTTAATATTGAGTGATGTTAGTAGATTAAGAATTGAAAATTGTCCCTCAATGCCTCTGAATAACGTTTTCTCACCGAGAACAATAATAAATTCGCCTGTTTTTTCATTTACTTTTATGGTATATACTAAATCACCCAATTTTTGTTCATCATTTTCTTTCAATTCATTTTTGAAAGACTCTTGAAGTTCATTCAATTTATCCAAATCAGTATCAGATAATCTTACAGCATCATATTTTTTTATTAATTGGTTAAATGCTTTGCCTGTTGATTGCGCTGTTTTGAAACGCACATAATCATTTACATCAACATTCCTATAAACATATGTTCTCCCTTGTTTGAACACAATCTTGACTGTTCTTGTTGGGGAACTTTGTGCATCATAACATTTACTATAAACAATGTTTGACGAATCATACCATACATGGTCTTCTTGATTTACATAACGATTATAAACTATCATAATGATTGAATATTGGATTAAACAAAACTTATTAATCCAATATAATACAAATATTGCTATTTTCCAAAATATTTATAAAAAAAATAAAGATTCAAAATATGAAGCATTTAGGACAGATAATTTCAGAGCGTGTTTATCGTCACTTTAAGAGATTATGTGAAGTAAGGTACATTGACACAAAGAGCGAGAAGTATAGGGGAAGGGTTTACAAAAAAAATCCATTTGATGTATATAATCAGGAACCAATAAAAAACAATGAGAAAATAAGGGTGTATCACGGTTGCTCATTGAAAACTGCTGTTGATTGGGCTATTAATGGTACAAGTGGCAGAGTGTATCATCCACGAAAATATTCTTATGAAAGTGGTATGAATCCGCTTGGTGTTTTTGTGACTGTTGATTTTGAAAAAGCAAAGGGTTTTGGTGATGACTATGAATGTCCTTGCGTTGTAGAATTCACTGCATCAGCAAGTGATTTGGAAAGTCCTGTATGGAATGGTAGTGACAGTTATTTTGTGCAAGGCTCTAATCCTCAACCATTTAAAGACAAACAAGAACGTGATGCTCAGAAACAAAAATATGATGCTGATGCAAGAAGTATAAAGGATGATACATATTGGGATTATAGAAAAAACAAAGAAGTTAAAATTTCATATGACCACATAAGGAATTCTGACAAACCAGCAATGGCAATGAACATTTTCAACAACTATGAGCACCAAGCATTGTTTATGGGAAATTTGAATCCAAATCAGATAAAACGCATTTGGATTAATCCAAAAGATGAAAAAACAGGTTATGTCAGCACTGAGAAGTCATATATACCTTTAACAGTAAGGGAGTTTCTTAAACGTTACAGAGATAAGGAATTCAGTGTCGAAGGAAGTTATGGAAAAAAACAGAGGATACAAAGAAACAAATATTATCTTCCAAATGAAGATTTCAAGGGTTTTGATGACTTTTTCGACCGTCTTGGAAAAGAACATGGGTGGGAATTCACAAAAAAAGAGAGAGAAGACAATTTAAGGAATATAATGCAATATGACCATTATAAGGAAACTGTTACAAATCATATGTGGCCAAGACAGATAATACAGGCATTTGGGCAAGATTTCTTTGATGAATATTTCAATAGATTTGGACAATAGGTTTGAATAAACCATTAAAATTTTTTATCTTTATAAAAGGATTTTTTTATAGTTTTGTTAAATGGCAGAAAAAAAATTTACAAACGAGTTAAAACAGACATTTGACTATATACAAAACACCATATTGAAAGAATATGATTGTGACAAGATACCAACGGAATATTTCATATTGTCAGTATTGGAAAATAATGATTCAATAGCAAATAAGGTCTTGTCGAAAATAATGCTTCACAATAATATTGAGGAATGTAAATTACATTTTTACCAATGGTTGTCACAAAATGCCAAGAGCATGGGTGGTGTAAAAGCATATGATGAAGTTTTTGACAAAAGCATCAATGATGCAAATTTGCTTGCAACACAACAAAAATCAAAAACAATAAATTCAGGACATGTTCTTCTGTCAATAATCAATAATAATTCTGAAATAAGGAGTTATTTTAAAACAATGGGTGTTACCGTTGGACAAATAAACACACAAGTCATAGAGGAAACCAACACAATAAATGAAGATGAAAAAAATAAAAATGAGAGTGATTTTACAAGAGAACAGCCAGTAAAACATGTTAAAAAACCAAAAAAAAGCAATGTAGTTCAACAACCAACACATACAATTGTTATCGGTGACGGTAATGATGTTATTATGGCTGCGTTGACACAGCAGATGGGAAAACAGAATTCAGTTGGTGAATGTGAGAGGACTTTTGTCAATCTGAATGAAAAAGCAAAGAAATTCCAAATAGACACAATATGCGGAAATGATGATGTATATCAGGAGATTTTCAGTATATTGTCAAAAAGGAATAAAAATAATGTAATCATTACAGGAAAAAGCGGTGTTGGAAAATCAGAAACTGTCAGAAATCTTGCAAACAAATTAATTGATGGAAGTGTTCCAAAAAGTTTTAGTGACAAGACACTTTTAGAAGTTGATTTTGGTGCATTGTTTGCCAATACTGGAATGAGGGGTGCATTTGAAGCAAAATTCAAGGCAATAATGTCAGATGCAATTGAAAAAGGAAACTATATTTTCTTTATGGATTCAATACACTCTGTTTTGAATAGCAAATTTAACGAGAGTGACGTTGAATCATTCATTGAGGCTGTTATGAAAGAGAAAAACATAATGCTGATATGCACTTGTTCAGAAAAGGGATATACAAAAGAAATTTCAGATTACCCAGAATGGGAAAGATTTTTTGAAAAAATCGTTTTGGAAGAACCAAATGATGAACAATGCTTGGACATTTTAAAACATCATGCACAGAAATTGGAGTTTTATCATAATGTAAGATATGATGATGATGTGTTTGACACTTGTATCAAATATTGCAAAAGATATATAACAGAAAGGAATTTACCAGATTCCGCAATTGACATTTTGGATAAGGCAGGTGCCAAAATGAGTCTTAAAGAGATTGAAAATGAGAATATCAGAATAGCAAGGCAAAAACTGTTTGATTTGAGAAAGGAAAAGGAACGTTTGAAGTTGTCAACACTGAAAAAAGACTATGACAAACTTGATGAAGTCACAAGAGAGGAGATAAATCTGCAAAGCATTTTGGATTTTGCCATTAAATCACATAACTTGGAAAGACAACCATTTGTCATAACATCAAATGACATAAAAGAATGTGTGTCAGAGAAAACAAATGTTCCAACAAAAGACTTAAGTGCTGATGACAAAGACAAATTGAAAAACCTAAATGAGAGGATTAAGAAAATTGTCATTGGGCAAGATGAGGCTGTTGATGTTGTATGCAAGGCGATAAAAAGACAAAGAATCGGTATAAGCAACCCAAATAAACCTGTTGTTTTTTTGATGGCTGGTAGTACAGGTGTTGGAAAAACCTATCTTGCAAAGACAATAGCAAAAGAAGTGTTCGGTGATGAGAGGAAAATGGTAAGGCTTGATATGTCAGAGTATGCTGACAAAACAAGTGTTAACAAAATTTTAGGAAGCAATCCTGGTTATATCGGATTTGAAAATGGTGGCATTTTGACTGAAGCAGTTAAGAAAAACAAACATTGTGTGTTGTTGCTTGATGAAATAGAAAAGGCTGATGAAGAAGTTCATAATACGTTTTTGTCATTGTTTGATGAAGGAAAATTGACTGACAATAAGGGTGTGAGCGTTGATTTTAGAAATGTAATTGTCTGTATGACATCAAATGTCGGTGCAAAGGAAGTTGATGAAAGAGGAAATGGAATCGGTTTTGCTACGATTGATGAGGATGATTTGAAAAGAGAAATAATCGAAAAGGAGTTGAAAAGAAAATTCAAACCAGAGTTCATTAACAGAATTGACAAAATTGTCTATTTTAACAAACTTAATGATGAAAACATACAAAACATAATCAAATTGGAAATTGACAAGGTGAGAAAAAGACTTGAAGACATTGGGTTTGGCTTGGAAAGTGATGAAAATTTAATAAATCTTATTGACAATATATATAATAAGGTGAAAGAACAAAAAAACATGGGTGCAAGACCAATAATAAGAGAAATCCAAACACAATTGGAAGACAAAATCACAGATTATGTCATTGATAATGATATTGAAAAAGGATATTTTTTCAAAGAAAGTGATATTTATAATAAATAATGTTTGATTATAATGTGGTATATCTGTAAATGACGGGTAAGGGATATATCATATATCAATGAGTATAAAAATATAGATATGATACCAGATATTTCTGAAATAGGTGAATTTTCATATTCATGGGATTTTGACCAAGATGAATATGAAGAATATATTCAAGAAAATGATTTGGAGAAAAACCAAGAAACATTGCTTGAATATATAAAAAACTATGTATCATTTGATTTGGAATTTTATGATAATGTCTATTTTCATAGATTTGACGGTAATACGATGACACTTGAAGAGATATCTGATGAATTCGGTGACGCACTTGCAAACAGAATACTTTCTGATTGTTCGGAAGAAAACGAAGGAAGATGTGAAACGTGTGAAATAATTGATGATGAAATTGATATCAATAATTCAGATGAACTGAATGCTTTGGCAAAAAAAATGTTGCAACATGGAGAATATTATAAAGATTGCAGAGGTTTCATTTTGTCTGATGGTGAGGTTGTATATACGCCAAATGAACATAACGAATGTACAAGAATAAACGGAATAAACAATAAATTCCAATTCATTTCACTTGGAAACATAAGAGTGCTGCCGAATTCCATTGACATAGGAAAAGAACCAACACAACAGCAAAGAAACGTTCTTAGGCAAGTAATAAATTCATATGCAAACGATGAATTATATTTGGATATTTTTGATAACAATAAAGAATTTTCCTGTCAATACATTAATCCACAATGGAGATATGTATTAGGTGAAATAGACAGATATTATAATGAGGGGATAAAACCAATTGGAAAAGTTTTTTATAATGAAAGCAAATCAAAAAACAAAACAATTATAATTGATGAGGATAAAGAACAAGAAATCATTGGCAATATACTGAATGAGGTTTTTTATCCAACAACCGAAAAGGTGTTGTATATTACAAAATATCTTGATAGAAATTTTGCAAAACAACAACTGGATAGCCTTGATGATAATGGATATCCAACAAAAGAAAAAACAGTTGTGTTGCTTTCAAATGAAAAACAACCCTTGAAAACACTTAATATGAAGGAATTTCTGAGGTTGCTTGATGATAAATTCCAAAAAATCATTAAAGACAAAGAAGACAGAAGAAAATTCCTTAAGCAAGTTATAAAGGATTGGTATTTGAAAAACAATGGAATCAAAACAGGAATGTTAAGTGTTAATTTCATAAAATGAAAAAATGGGTAAAAAAATTATCCATTTTTTTTATTTTTAATAAATCCATCATATTTATATTATGATAACAACAAAAAAATAATATAATAATTTTTAAAAACATTTTAAAATGGCTGTTTTAAAGAAAATTAAATTTGGTGCATCAGGTACTGCGACTCCTATCGCAAAAACCGAAGTTACCGCAAAATCAGGTGGCGTAATGTCAGTTGCTGCACCTACAGGTGTGACTAATGGAATTGATGAAAATGCCGATTATCAGTATGAACTTGACGTTAACGTTGACGGTAGTACTATCGTAAAGTCTAATGGCAGTCTTGCTGTCGGTACTGTTCCCGCTGCAAACGTAAGTGTTGCTGCTGGTGGTCACAACCCAAGTGCTGACCCAGCAGACAATAAAACTTTTGAAGCAACAACAGTTGAGGGTGTCCTCACTGAGTTGAACAGCAAGATTTCCGCATCGGTTGCAACTTATACAATTGCAAAGGAAACCACAAACCTTGACACAAACGTCAAAGAGCAATACAAGTTAAATCAGACTATCAATGGGACAACCACACAGGTTGGTGAAACAATCAAGATTTACAAGGATTCTTCTTTGTATAGTGCATATCTTGGTCATGTGGATGACACTATTACAAGTACAAGCGATCCTACTGTAATTGATGGTAGTGGATCTGAAGCACTTTGTTTCATATATTTGAAAACTGATGGTACTTATGAGTTGGTTGCTGTTAATGTTGAGTCTTTCTTACAGGAATCTGAGTTTGGTGATGGCTTACAAGCAGATTCTTCCGCACACGTTGTTTCCGTAAAGAAAGATACATCGTCTGGTAAAGTCCGTACAGCAGCAGGTACTGGTGACACAGGTATGTCTGATGTCTTGACAGTTTCTTCAAGTGGTGTGAAGGTTGACAACATTCAGGCTGCTATTGATTATGCTGTTGGTGCTCTTGCAATCAGTGCTGCTGGTGACAACTATATCACAGCTGCTGTTGATACAAATGATAACAAGAAAATCAATGTAACCGCTGATGTTCAGGCTTTGACTGCAACTGCTGGTACTCCAGGTACTTATAATTCGACAACAGGTGCACAAACTGCTGCTCCAACCGCAGGCACATTGACAGGTGTTGCTGACAGTCTTGCTGACGGTTCTGATATTGCAACTAAGGTCAAGACTTATGTTGATGGTGCTATTGCTATTGAGGCTGCACGTGGTGATGCTCAGAACAAGGCTGACATTACTGCTGCAATTGCAGGTCTTGACGATACTGACACAGCATCAGCTGGACAGGTTGTAACCGCTGTTTCAACTGCTGATGGTATTGCAAACCCAACAAAGGCTGACCTCGCAGGCATCACTCTTGGTGGCTTCACAGCTGATGCAACCGCAAGTGGAAATATTGCTTCAACTGATACACTTGGTGGTGCATTGAACAAATTGAGCAATGCAATTGCTGCTGCTGAAAGTGCTGCAAGTGCTGCACATACAATTGTTGACCATGCAAGTGATAATACACACGTAACAGTTAGTGCTTCTCAACCAGACGCAACAACAGGTGCTGTTACTTATACCGTTACTGAAACTGATATTGCTTCTGCTTCTGATTTGGGTAGTGTTGTAAGCACTGTTGGATTGGGTGGAACTGCTGGTTCACGTTCAATTACCCCAACAACAAACTACGGTAATAATGCTACTACTGTAATGGGTAATATGCAGAACCTTGATACGCAAGTCAAGGCTAATGCAGATGCTATTGCAGCACTTCCGACAATTCAGTATGGTATCAGTGGTACTGAACTCACATTCTACGGAATGAGTGAATATGTTGCTGCACCTTAATTTCATTTGAAAACATATGGTTAAGTTGGTTACTGTTATATAAATGGTAACTTACTTAACCATAATTTAATAATCAGATAATTTTAAATAGAAATGCCAGAAAATAATACAAACGCAATTACTTTACCTTCAACGGGTGTTATAACTACAGTAAGATTTGGAAGTGGTACACCACATGAAATTGGTCTTGGGACAAGTACACGTCAGGCAATAGAAGCGATGTTTGATGCTGTAAACACTACAATTGAAGATAATGAGGAAGTTGTGTCGAATTCTCTGAATGATTTGGAGGAACGTAAGGCTGATAAAAGTGGGTTGTCTGATTATGCTACTAAAACATGGATTGCTGACGAATATTATTCAAAAGATGAAATTGATGATGCTGATAAGGTTGTCTCTTCTGCCTTGAATGTTTTGGAGCAAAACAAGGCTGACAAGGAGGACATACCAATACTTTATAATACTACTGGTAGTGCAACTGATGGTACAATGACTCAAAATGCTATTACACAAGAATTACAAGTAATTAATTGTGGTAGTTATTAGTTTAAAGTCCATGTTCAAAACCATATAATAAGAATTAAACTTAATGTAAAAAAAATGAATTTATTGTATTCAAGAGCAGAAGACGAAAAAAACATATGGAATTATGGTGGTGAAATTGGCATCATACCTAAAAGTAGTGGTGGTGGTAGTTCTGAGAAGGATGCTGAACAGGATCAGAAAATAGATAGCAATACTCATGAAATTGAGGATGTTAAGCATTCTCTTGAAGAGAATGAGAGTCGTGATGATGAGCAACAACGTCAAATAGATGCGAATGCACAAGCAATTGCTGATAATAACGAAGTTGATAGGCAACAACAGGGGCAACTTGATGCTAATGACGCACTTGATGTTCAACAGCAATCACAGATTGACTATAATCGAAGTGAATTAGAAGACACGATCAGAAGACTAAATGAAAACATTGCGAATGATTCGCTTCAACAAGACCAAATCAACGCCAATTCCTCAAATATCATACGTGTTGAGGGTGAGTTACCTACATTGGATATGGAGGGAACTACATTGGTTATTGGCAAAAAAGGTGAAACTTAACTTTTGCTTTAACTCAGATATAAAAACAATGGGATAGAAAGTCTAAAACCTACTATCCCATTTTATTTTAGAAATACATTTTTAAGTTTTCAACTATTAATGGATTGTGTGTAATGAATTCATTACAATAAGGCTCAATGTATTTTATTTTGTTATCAACTTCCTTTATATATCTTTTTGCATATTTTTTAGAAGATGTGTGATACCTAATTAAACCATATTCTTTGAATAATTTATCCTCTTTTATCTGACGTATTAAATCCATTAAGAAATCATCATTATTGTCTTTTTCACCAAAGTGACAACAAGGTAAATATTCACGATTTTCATTTAGAAAAATTGAACACCGTATGAAACAATCGAAATTATTTTTATAATGTAATTTAAAATGTAGTTTGAATTCTTCAAGAGAGATGTTATCATTTATTATGATGTGTTCATCATCAAAATCTTGCCACTTTAAAGACGTTTCAGACAAATGATTAGATACGTCTGATATATTTGGTCTTACAATAAAGAAAACCTCACCAGAACGTTCTAAAATGGCTTCTCGCTCATTTGGAAACCTTACATCATCAATGGCAATTAGTCTGTCTTCACCATAACTTTCGATTTCTTCAATCATTTGTTTGACATGCCAGTCCTCATTGTATTTTCTGATTAAATCAGTTCCGATTACTTGTAGTAGTTGCCTGATATTCGTTATATGGATGTTTTCAATTTCCTTTTTAATGTTGTCAATTGAGATACCTGTTTTAATGTTTATTATATGAAACCATTTTTCATTTGGTACAACATCAAATGTATATCCGTTATCTTTTTTCTCTATTAGTTCTTGATATGAAATTCCCATTAAATCACAGCAAAGATATTTGAGATAGTTTGCTATTGTGATTACGATGGCATTTTCCTCTTCTTGCAATAATTTTGCAAGAGAGGTTTTGCCACATCTTTTACGTCCAGCGAATGCCAATATCATATTTAATCTTCTTCAATAAAATCATAGACATTTATTTCTTCCTCTTCGGGGATAAATGACAGATTATCATCCATATCACCATTTTCCAATGTGTTTATTGACTTGATGATATTTTTAAAACTTTCTTTGTCTTTCGGCAATTCTTTTTGCTTCTTATTGTTTGGTGTTGTTACAAATTCAGTTATTACCTTAACATTGGAAATCTTTTTCTTGATGTGTGCTTTTTCAAGAACTTCATCATCAAACTGATAACCGTTTTTAATAAGGTTAAAAATTTCACTTTTAGTTTCAACAAGTTCAGAAACTTTTGCTTTCTTGTTTTTTCCCAATTTAATTGAATCGCTCAATTTATAAATCTTGTCCATAATTTTAATAATTTTTTTGTATCATATTTTTTATGCTGCCTTTTTATCTTGTTTATAATTATCAAGATATTTTTGTACCATATCTTTAGTGATATTTAAACTTACTTTTTTCTCATTATAACCACCATAATCAAACATTAGGTCAGCAAGAACCTTATCAAGCACACCTCTCAATGCCCTTGCACCAGTTTTCTTTTCAGAAGCATTCTTTGCAATAAGCCTAAGTGCATCTTCATCAAAAGTCAATTCAATATTATCAATCCACATCATTTTCTGATATTGCTTAATGATTGAATTTTTAGGTTCTGTAAGAATTTGATATAATTGTTCCTCAGTAAGAGGTTTGACATGTGTTACAAGCGGAAATCTTCCAATAAGTTCTGGAATAAGTCCAAATTTTTTAAGGTCTTCTGTTGTGATGTCAGAAAGCAAATCTTCTTCAGAACTTTGTTTTCCGTCAGTATTGAAACCTAACGTTCTTTTGTTCTTTCGTTTCTCAATAATCTTATCAAGTCCTTCAAATGCGCCAATACCAAAAAACAAAATATTTGTTGTATCAACTTCAATACATTGTTGTTCAGGATGTTTTCTCCCGCCATTTGGTGGAACTTGCACTTTATGTCCTTCAACAAGTTTAAGAAGTGATTGCTGTACACCCTCACCGCCAACATCACGGGTGATTGATGTATTTTCACCTTTTCTTGAAAGTTTGTCAAATTCATCAAGCACAATAATCGCATGTTGTGCTGCTTGTACATTGAAATTGCAATCACGTAATGCTCCAAGCACACAATTTTCAACATCATCTCCTACATAACCTGCTTGTGTCATACTTGAAGAATCACTGATATAGAAAGGTATGTTTAGATATTTTGCCAACATTCTTAACATAAACGTATTATGACTTAAAATTCCATTTGTATAATATTTATGTTTACTTTCTTTACACAATTCAAAATCATACATATTTTCTGTTGTATTGGTTTTTTCTATTGATACGATTTCTTCTATCCCATCACATGTAATGATTTTGTCTTTCTCTTTTAATTCATCAACAAACATTTCTTCGTTTTTTTCATTAAAAACAATATGTTTGTCTGCACATTCAAGAATTTTGTTTGTTGTTTTAATTATGTACTTTTCATATGGTATTGTTTGATGCAAATTAATAACATCAACAAAACCTTCATCGGTCATAATTTGTAAATCTTCTAATTTCCACGTTTTTGTAAATTTTTTTAATGTTTGTTCTGATTTTTGCATAATAAAAAATTTTTACATTGTTCAATTATTTGTTCTTTTTGATTTTTATAATCATTTTCCCATATTATGAGTTCTTCGAAACAAATATTGGCTGAACAGGCAATATATTTCAAATATTATTATTCAACAATTTTATCAAATCACTGATTTTCAATGTTTTAATCTCATTTGTTTTTTTGTTTTTTAATATAATTTCCGTATTCTCCGAAACGCACTTTCCGCATCCAGACGGACCTGCACATATAACATTCGACTTCTCAATAGTGACATCTTTGAAAGGATTGTCTTCAATGTCATTAGTGAAACCGTAAATCGAATCACAAAAACGTTTGTAATGGTTGTAAACCGCAACGGAAATCAATTTTTTGGCTTCCTCTTGCCCAATCACATGTTGATTAAGGTAATCATACAAATGTTTTGGTGTCACAACATTCATCATTTCACGCATTTGTTTCTTGATTTCCTCAATTTCTTCTTTTTGCTTGTCTGTATTGTTTACCATATTTTTTAATGATTTATTGATTTTACGTTTGCAAAGGTATGTATATTTTTTGAAACTACCAAATGTTTTGATATTTATTTTTGAGGTATTTTGTTTTTTTAACAAATGAGGATGAGAAAAAAGATGATAAATGAATGGAAGCCATCTAATAATGGTGTTGAATATTACGGTATATTTCTTGATGAGAAATCAAAGGAAATATTAAAGAGGTGTTTTGTGCCGCAAAATGCGGTAAAAATATATTGTGACCATATGACCATTGCCCGTTGTTCGCAATTTACCGATGAAATCATCGAAAAATGTGAGTATTTGGTTGGAAAACAGATTCCTTTATATGCCACATCAATAGGTATATCAGAAGATGTCGTGGCTGTTGGAATTGAGACCGATTGTTTTAGTGTTAATAAGCACAAACACATAACTCTTTGTACTTTGAATCCAAGTGCGAAGCCTGTTCAATCAAATTATATCACTGATTGGAGAAGTTTGGAAAAGCCAATATTATTAAATGGTGTGGTAAGAGGGTTTAAAAAACGTGGTTTGCAAGAAAATGATAAGAAAAAAAGATATGTAAGACAAGACATAATGTTAAATGCAACCACAGGTGACTGCTGTATGGAAGAGCAAATCAATGAGGTTGAATCAGATGACATTAATCTGAAATCTTTTGAGGTGAAAGATGAGTTGAATCCTAAATTTTGGATAAATGACAAAATAAATTCAAGGGTAAGACTAAAACTTTTGGATTTGGCTGATGAATTCTATGATTCATTGAACATCAAATGGGTAAAGCCAAAGGACATTGTTCTAACAGGCTCAATTGCCAATTATAATTGGTCGAAATATTCTGATGTTGACGTTCATATCTTGGTTGATTATAAATCAGTGTGGAAAAAGACTGATTTTGTTGAGGATTACTTCAACAGCAAAAAGGCATTGTGGTTGCAGGAACATGGTGATTTGAAAATATATGGTTTTCCAGTTGAAATGTATGTTGAGGATTCAAATAAAAAGAACCATAGTTCGGGTGTATACTCATTAAATAAAAACAAATGGATTGTTGAACCAAATGATTTTCAAGATGCTGATTTGAATGAGGATTATATCAAAGAAAGGTCGGCTAAGATAATAACAAAAATTGATGATATCGAAAACACACTAAAAAAAGAAAAGGACAACCACAAATTGGAGATGTTAAGCACGAAAATCAAAAAACTTTTTGACAAACTTCATAAACAAAGGAAAGAATCTTTGAACAAACACGGAGAAATGGGAACGTATAACATAATATGGAAAGTCCTAAGAAGAACAGGATATTTGGATAAAATGTGGGATATTATTAATACTATTTATAATAAAGTTAATAGTATAAAGGAAAATAAAAAACATTCCAACAGTAACAAATTAAATGAAGCAATGAAGGATTCTTTTGATTTTACTGTTTTGGAAAATTGTAAAGACTATGGACAAATGGTTAATTATTGCCGTGAGCAACTTGGACCAGAGATTGGCCGTGGTAGTTCAAGAATGATTTTTCAAATTGATGATGAGCATTGTCTAAAATTGGCATATAACGAATATGGATTACAGCAAAATAAAGTTGAAGAAGAAACAAAATTTTATAAATCACCGTTGTTTCCATATATTATTGATTCAAGTATTGATTATTTGTGGATTGTGAGTGAAGTTGTTTTGCCAGCAGAAGAAGATGATGTTGAGCATTGTTTGGGAATGGATTGTGAAAAATTTTTTAATATTATTAAAACTTTTAAAAGAACAAAACGTTATCCTGACGCAATGCAATATGCCCAAAAGTTTATGGACGAAGATAAGACGGGAACATTAAGGCATTTATACGATTATATTATAACGTATGACATACCAATTTGTGATATGCTTTCTTTGGAAAATTGGGGCATGACAAGGAGAAATGGAAAAGATTATCTTGTTTTATTAGATGCTGGATGGAATAAGGAAACTTTGAAAATGTACGGTTGGACACCAAGTGCTTAATTTTTGAAAACTTTTTGATATTTCAATATATTTATAAAAAAGATATAACTATAGTTTTTAAAATATTAAATCATGATTAGAAAACAAACGCCAGAAGAGCAAATTGCTAAAATGCAACACCTTATAAAATTTGGTGTTAATGAGGATACAACAAGGGCTTCAGTTCCTGTTGTCGAATTTAAGAAAAAGGCTGCAAACGGAAAAACTTATGGCATAATTCGTGATGCCACAAAATACTATATAATGGAAGCGCCTGAAAAAGATACCGAAATTCTTGCCGAGGATTTTGATTACATCGGTGGATACAACAACAGAAAGGAAAATGAATACAGTTCTTATTCGAAAGCTTCAAATGCACTTGATTTGCAAATAATGGCAATCAATGAGGTTGTTGACAAAAAAGACAGAGTTCAAATTGAAAAACCTGTTGTTAAAGCCGAATGGGAGAACAATATCACTGAGGGTATGAGAAAGGAAATTGACAGATTCAAAACTCTTACCGAGAATATCAACAGCATTCTTACCGAAGGTGAAATCGGTAAGTCAGCAGGCAGTGTTCCGTCTGAACACACTTTGCCAGAAGCACCAGCCAAAAATCCAAGTGACAAAAAGGTTAATGCACCGTTCACACAGTCAGGCGTTGCCAAAGGTGACAAGGATTTCAAAGTGGAAGAACACAACCACGAAACAGCTGGTTCCCCATTTGATAAGGATGGAAAATCTTCTGTTGAGAAGAATATGCGTTCTGACAAAAAACCAAGAATTAAGACTGATGCTGAGTATTTGACAAATGAGAAGACTTATGAACCAGATGATAATATTGCTTCTAAAAAGCCAAGCGGTGGAAAAGTTGTTCGTGTGAACGAGAATAATGGTAAAATTCGTCTTAAACTTACAGAAGAGCAAGTTCTTGCATGGAATAGAGACAATGAGAACTATATGGATAAGTCGCATGGTACGAAAATAGGTTCTTCTGACCCATTCGATGATGAACTTGGAAAAGAAAGTAATCAGACAGAAGCACCAACCGAACCAATACGTGAGGGAAATGGAAGTTCTGTTGTATATGACCATCCTAATGACCAAAATAAACCGACACCAGGAACAAGAGATGTTGAAACTGAAGATGGTGACCCGTTCATTGAAATTGTCACGGAAAGTGATGAGATTGATATTGATGACGTGGCAGGTTTCGATGAAGATTATGATGACGTTCCGTTCCCAGAAGTTGAAGATGATATATATGATGAAGAAGATTGGGAGAATAGTCCAAATACAAAATTTGACAGAGATTATTCCGACTTTGAGGACAGATTGGAAAGAGAACAAAATCCAAATTATGAAATCGAATTAGACAATGACCCTTATGGTGATGATGCAGATGACTTGCTCATTACACCTGATATGTATGATATAGATTATGATGATGACGAATCATCACACACATATGGTCACGGTGATGAAAGAGTTGATTTTGATGATGAACTTGATGAGAGCCGTAGAGCAAGAAGATTGTCTGAAGTCAGATTGAATGATTTCGGTAAGCATCCTGCATACAGGAAAAGACCAATGACATTGCCACCGAACAAAGAAGTTGCAATAAATGGAGCAAGGGAATGGGATGACGAATCAGTTCAAGGAGAAGAGCCTTTTGGCAAAAAAATAGGTGATTCTGCACCATTTGATGAGATTGTTGACTCTGTTATGGAATCATACAAGAGAAAATTTTATAGGAGGAATAAAAAAAAACATTAAGTGAGCGAAAAGTTCTTAAAGTGAACAACGGTTCACAAAACATTCCTATGCAACAGGACACACCACCTATGGACATGCCACAAGACATGAACAACATGGGTGGTGATTTCATGCCACAAGGGGATATGGGAATGCCACAAGGTCAAATGGGTGGAATGGATATGCCACAAGACGATATGGGAATGAATAGCCAAAGTCAATTTGACACCAATTTTGATGCTGGTGTTGAAGCGGATGAAGAACAGGATCCAAAGAAATTCATACAGCAACTCACAGGTAAATTGAGTCAGTCATTAAGAAAATACAATGATGACAATGGTCAGCCTGATGTGGATTTAAACAAATATGTTGCTGGCATGATAGTGAAGCAAGCAATGGATGGACTGTCGCCAGAGGATGCAGAAGACATTATAGACAAGGTAAAGGCTGATGAAGATTTTGAAATGGATGACATGGGTCAGCAAGACATGGAACAAATGCCTCAAGATGATGAACAAATGCCACAAGAAATGAACCAACAACAAATGGGTGGTGATATGAATATGCAACAGCAGCCAATGAACGAGAAAAATATGAGAAAATACAATATGCAAATAAGAGAAATTGTAAATGGTGTGCTTGATGATTACAAAAAGGAAAACGGTTCACAACAAAAAGGAAATGAAAAGCAAAAAAGAAGTTTCAGAACCAAACCTTTTGGAACAAGGGACTTTAAAAAAAATTAAAAACATAAACATAAAAATATGGCAAAAATCAGTGCAGAAGAAGCTAAAGCAAGATTGCAATCAAAGCCTTTGGAACAACAATCTTCGAAAAAACAAAAAAGATTGCAAACATTGATGACATCTTCAATTGAGGAAAAGGAAGATGAAATAGAATTAGTAGACATAATAAATGATAATCTTTTTATTTTTAAAAAGAATGATTCATATGTTTTGTCACCAGCAGATGATGCGTTGTCACCAGTTATTGGAGAATTTGAAAAAGTATCTGATGATGATGAATTACCACCAAGTTTCAAGGATTGGCTTGACACTTATTCAAAGGAAATTGATTTTTTTCAAAAAAACGAAGAATTTCTAACAGCAGATAATAACGAAACATCAGACAGCGCAGATGCCGTTGAAATGGTTGATTTGGGTTTGTCTGTAAAATGGGCAAAATGCAATTTGGGTGCATCAAAACCTGAAGAGGTTGGAAATTATTATGCTTGGGGTGAAACAGAAACAAAGGTAAGTTATACAACTGCAAATTACAAGTTTTATGACCGTTCAACAAAATCTTTCACTTATATTGGCAGTGACATAAGCAAAAACAAGGAGTATGATGCAGCATTTAAAGTAAATCAGAAAGTATGTATGCCCACAAAAGTTCAACTTGAAGAATTGCTTGAAGAATGTACATGGACAAAGAAGCAATTGAACAATGTAACAGGATGGGAAGTTAAAGGCAAAAACGGAAATTCAATTTTTATACCACTAAATGGGTGTAAATCTGAAAGTTCAAAAGTCACTTATGAGGGAAATTGCTACCTTTGGACTTCAAATAATTATGAGCCAAATGTTTTGCAAGCATATACATTCAGAACACAGACCAAACCTGACTTTTTTGCAATGTATAGAAGAACTGGTGCAGGAATAAGACCTGTTTCAGTTAAAACGAAAGATGATGAAAAGGAAAAATTAGTTGATTTAGGTTTGACTGTTAAATGGTCAAGTGTTAACTTGGGTGCTGAAGAACCACATGAATTTGGTGATATGTATGCTTGGGGTGAAACTGAAACAAAGAGCGTTTTCAGTTGGGAAAATTATGACCATTACATTTCTTCAACTAAGAAAATCGAAGACATTGGAAAGAGTATTTCTAAGACAAAGTATGATGCTGCATATAATTTGAATCAAAACCTTTGTGTTCCAACACCAGAACAATGGGAAGAATTGATTGGAAAATGCAAATGGACACCAAAAACAATAAATAATGTTAAAGGAGAAGAAGTTAAAGGTCCTAATGGGAATACAATATTCATACCATATGCAGGATACAAGGTGGAAAGCACTGATTATAAAATAGGTCAGCGTGGTGTATACATGACATCAGACACATATTCCAAGAATACAACGGAATACAATAGAGATGTTGCACTTACGGATGAGAAAAATTCAGTTGCTTACTCAAGAAAAATGTTAGGCAGATATATTAGACCCGTAAGTTCTGAATTAAATGAGGATGTCAATAAAAAGAAAACAATTAAGCCATTAATACCATACCAATGGAGTCAAAGAGCACCTTACAACAATCTTTTGTTAAAAGACCCAGTGACAAATGAAACTGTAGTTACAGGATGCACTAACACCGCATTGGCAATGATTATTGCTTATTATGGCTGCATTGGCGTAAAAGGCGTGAAATACAAAGGTGGCTGTACGAAAACAAGTGCATATACAACATCAAAGAGAAAAATGAAAATCCCATCACTTGAGGCAATTGATGAGTTTGATTTTGATAATTTGAATTTTGTCAAAGTGAAAGACTTTAAAACAACAAAGTCAAAGAATGCAGTCGCAACACTAATGAAATATGTAGGATACGCAAGCAAGGCAAATTACAGTTCAGAAGAAACGACAACTAATTTGACAAATTGTCTTAATGCGGCAAAGAACAACCTTGGTCTTGGCTCTAATGCGAAAATGTTGTATGCTTCATCTGGTATTGAAAATTTCAAAGAACAAATCTATAAGGAATTGTCTGATGGTTATCCATTGCATATGTCAGGATGGAATAAGGCAGGTACAAGTGGACATTCATTTATCTGTGATGGATATGATGCAGAAAATGACAAATACCATTGCAATTGGGGTTGGTCAGGCTTGTATGATGGATGGTTCGATTTGAATTTGTTCAAACCTTCTGACTTGTATGATTATACCTATAACAAACGCTGTATTGTTGGTCTGCATCCAGATGCCATTATTGGTGACACAAATAATGATTTGAATTTGAACATAACGGATGTTATGAACATCGTTCAGTCAATCATTGACAATAAAGAATATGAAAGAAAATATGATGTAAATTCAGATGGCAAAATAAACGAACAGGACGTTACTGATTTAATCAATTATATTCTTGGAAAATGAGCGAATTCTTGTGAAAAACATATAGTTTTAGTTAAAAATCGTTGATTGTTTTTCAACGATTTTTTTGTTTTGTTTCAACTCCTTATATTTATATATAATAAATGTATTTTTAATTAAAATTATGGGTAGAAAATTTTGCATAACAGAGAAACAATACAGAATGGCATTAAAAGAGGGCGTTTTGCCTTATGGTCAAAAATTTAAAGTCCAACCACAAAAAACAAATAGCACAACATCAAGCAATGTCAAGGATATCCAAAAGAATGTTGAGGACACGATGAACAACTTGAAGAAAATTGCACCTGATGCAGAAAACAATTTTGAGGTTGTTGGAAATGACCCCAATTCTAACACTGAAATTGTGAGCAAATCAACAAATGACGTAAAGGAAAATAGAGTTATTTCAAAGAAAAAATTACAAGAAAACCGTCTTAAAAAGTTAAAGAAACATTCTGAACTTTATACTGTAAAAGATTTCATCAATAAAATCAAAAAATAATGAATTTTAAATTTTGATAAAATGCCAAGTTTGCCAAAACATATATTGAATTTATTGTCAACCAATAAAACATCATTAGGGAAGCATCCTGCATTTCCGCCAGATAGGGATGATATGTTTACGACATATCTTCTTCAGGAAACATTTGACGAATTGTGTGATAAGGTTGATGATATTGATTATAAGACAATGAAGGATGAACTTGCGAGGATAATCGGTGAATGCAAAAAAATAGAAAGGAAAAACAAAGAAGCACTTGAACAGTTGTGTGGTAAAATAATAAATGACATATTTCAAATACCCAATGATTGTATAGACTTGCAGATATTCCTTGTTGACAACGTTGATGTTTCAAACCAGAGAATTTTACCTGAAAAAACAAATGACTTTTCATTTGATAATATACAGGATATGAACAACTTGTCTTCTGAAATATATAAAAGGAGAATTCTTAATTCTTTGGTTGAGGGAGCATCCATGTATTATATGAATTATTTCAAAAAATACATAAATGAACTGTACGAAATTAATGCTGACTTACCTTCATTATACAAAAAAATAATTGATTATAACAACATTTTGATATATTGTGAAAAAGACCACATCAATAAGGAAAACATTGGGAATGCAGGAAAAGTTGATGTTGTTATCAGTTCAAGAGATACATATCCATCAATAAAGGCTGAAGGAATTTTAATGCCAATCCTTTTGGAAGAGACAATAAAAGGATTATTGGAACTATCAATTTCAAACGGTTTACCAGAAGATTTTGAAAAAGCCAAATATGTGATTTCAAAATCGGATTTCAAACTTGCTGAAATGTGGGATATGAGAATTGGTTATCCACTTTGGAAATTGATTGAAAACGGTATGAAAGATTGTGGATATGAAATGACTGAAGTAGGAATAAATTTCTTTTTGATGCAACTTTCTGAAATGGATTATGAAACTTTGAATAATTCTTTGCAAGAAATATTTGCGAAAACAAAAAAAGGAAAGGAAATATTATCGGATATTGCGGATGAAATTCTTTATGAAAAGGACAAGGATGAATTTGATGATTACATAAGGACAAAGAATGATTCAACCGTGCAACTGAACGATGATGATTGTTTTGATGCGGAAGAATTGCTGTGGGATAATGATGATGAGGAATGTTTTACGGCAGATGAACTGATTAATGATGATATTGGTCATAATCTTTCACCGAGAATAAACCAAAAAAATAATTGGGATTGGATAGAAAGTGAAAAACCAAGAAAATATAGAACATTTGATGAAAGATTGGATGAAGTAAAAAAAAACTTAACTGAAGCCGAATGGAATTATCATTTTAGTGGTAAATCAAATAGAGAACATGATATGAGGCCAACATACGTTCCTTTATTAGTTTGATAAATCAGACAAAATCATATTATTGGGTGAATTATTCATCAAAAAAATGCTCAATTTTAAAAGAAATGTTATGGAGAGCAGAATTTGATTGGGATTTGTCAGTGGAAGAAGAAAATAAGAAAAGAAAAGAATATCTTGAGATGTTGTTGGGTTATCTGAATAGAGACTTGACACCAAAAGAAAAAGAATATATTGAAGACGGATATTATAATGACTATGAAGAATAAAGGAGAAAAAACTATGAAACAGAAATTATATAATTATTGTGCTAATGCATTTATTTATAACCACCTTATTATGAATGTGGTACTATTTATATGTACGATAATAGGGTAAAAAGAAGTATGAATGCTGAATTATAAAGAAGAATACATAAAATGCTTTAAAGATAAAACAAGAATTTATTTTATAGAACACTATCTTTCCACTTTCAACGCAATGGAAAGGAAAGAAGTTCCATTTAAACTATTCCCAAGACAGAAGGTTTTTTTGAAAAGTTGTGCTGAATATTCAAACACGATTGCAATCAAGCACAGACAAAGCGGTGTTACCACAATTAGTGCTGCTTGGTCATGCGCACAATGCGTATTTGCAAAAAAGGATTCACCAGAAACAATATTGTGTATTGCGAACAAACTTGACCAGGCAGTTGAATTAACAAATAAAATTGTCTATTTTCTCGACCAAGTTCCAAGATGGATGTGGGGGCCTGATTTTTATTCAACAGATGAAAACAGTGAAAAAAACAAAAAATCCATATTCATTAAAAGGAATAAAGGTTATATTGAATTGTTCAATGGATGTAAGATTTACGCACGTGCATCAACACCTCATGCCTCCCGTGGTATTTCCGCTGTTGGTATATTGATACTTGACGAGGCTGCATATATTGAGAATTCGATGGCAAGTTATACAGCAGCAATTGCAGCACAAAGTACGGTGAAAAACCCAAAGTGTTTGATGGTGTCAACTCCTAACGGAAAAGACCAACTATATTATAAAACATACAATCAAGCAATAAAGGGGGAAAACAACTTTCATCCTGTTGATTTCAGATGGTTTCAAGACCCAAGATATAACAGAAACCTTAAATGGTATAAGAAAAATACTAAAAACGGTGAAATAGAATGGGATGTTGATACTGTCGTTGATAAACAAGGAAATATCTTATATGATGAGGAACGATGGAATAAACTTGAAAAAGAAGGGTGGACACCTACATCACCGTGGTTTGAGAACATGTGCAAATCATTCAATAATGATTCACAGAAAATAGCGCAAGAACTTCTTGTTTCATTCTTGGGTTCTGCTGACAATGTTGTTCCTGTTGATGTGATAGAAGCACAAGAAAAACAAAATGTGATTAAAATAACCGATGATTGGAATTTGCGTGATATGCTAATCAAGGAAACATGGATATGGAAAGATCCTAATCCAGAACATAGGTATATTATGGCAATAGACCCATCATCAGGAAGCGGTGATGATGCTTCTTCAATTGAGATTATTGATGTTGATGCTGTTGATGAAAAAGGAATGCCGTTTTTCGACCAAGTACTTGAATATAACGGAAAACTTAATGGTGAGGAAATTGGCGCATTGGCAGATAGATACGGAAGAATATACAACAACGCACTTGCAGTTGTGGAATGTATTGGAGGTTATGGTGACACTGTTGTATTGACGTTGCAAAATTTAGGTTATCCAAATCTTTATTATGATGAAACAACAGCACTTAAAACATATACCAACGATTATGCAAAAAAATTGTTCAATAAAAAAGACGATGATAAATTACCTGGTTTCAGAAGCAATGCACTTAGAATACAGATGATTTCAAATTTTGTTGAATTACTTAAAAACAATGTTTTCAAAGTTAGAAGTGAAAGAACCATATCAGAACTCGATACTTGGATATTTAAGAATGGCAGACCAGATCATATGGATGGGTGTCATGATGACAATTTGACTTGTCTTGCAATGGGTTTGTTTGTCTTGCAATATTATATGTTAAAAAGTGATAAAATGAAGAAAAAAGACGGCGCAATTGCGAAATCATGGTATATAAACAACGCAAACAACACGGATTTGTCAACCAAACATTTAAGAAATGAGGTTGATATATCAAATAGAAAGGAAATGGCAAGGGCATTCAATAATATGTTGTTTTATGATGATACTAAAAAGAATGAAAAGGATTTCTTGAAAGCATGTGTAATGCTTGGTGGGTATAATTTAAGAAAATAACAAGTTATTTTTATCATTTTGAATTATATATGATTGTGGAACGAAAGTATATACTTTGACAGTATAGTCATTATGCAAAAAATCCATAAACAAAATCACCAAAATCAAAATTTTAGTGATTTTTTGTTTTAAAAATGATATTTATATAATGAATTAGTGTCTAATCGCTGATTTTTTGTATTTTACAATATATTTATAATTAAAATAAGAAAAATATCATATAATAATATGGCAGTTAGAAGTAACTATATTAAAAAACTCATGGAAAACAAAGATTCTCTTGAGAAACAGTATCAAGAGGTTGTCGCAGAATCCATGAAAAACATCATTGGTGAAAACACCAAGGATGAGGTAAGAAAACTTCTCAAGGAAGCAGAGGATGAGGATTCATACGAAGAGGAAGAAGTCGAAGAACCAACAGACAACGTTGATGACGAGGTGGATACGGAAAGCGGTGACGAAGCCGATGATGAATTGTGGGATGACCTTGAAAAATGCAAAAGTGCTGACGGTGAATACGATTGTAGAGGAATGGAAGATGGTAAACTTATTAACATCTTGAAAGCAATGGGTCCTGAAGATGGTATCCGTGTTATGTCTAACGGTGACGGTACTGTTGCTGTTGAGGTTGACGGTGACGCAATCAACGGTGATGCTGAATATATCATTGATATTGATGATATCATTAATGCCGGTGATGATGTTGATGACATTGATGATGACATCGAAGCAGAAGACGGTGATATTGACGTTGAACTTGAAGATGATGAGGACGTTGATGATGATTTGGATGTCGAACTCGAATTGAATGAGGAAAATTTAGGTTATAAAGGTCATCCAGGAAACGGTGGATATCAAGGCAAAACAGCAATGACAACACCAAAGAACGACAGATTGTCAACAGACAGAAAAAAGGTTGGTCACACCTGGGAACCACAACTTGACGATGCTGACATTGACAAGGGAAAAGACGGTGACAGACAGCCTTACAAGAAAAACATTAAAGAGGAAGTTGATGAGTGTGGAGACACCGTGTTTGAGATTGAAGAAGAAGATGGTGAAATGATTGACGAAGTAATGTCAAGCACCGAAAACAACCCAACCGTAAGGGGTACTGGAATGACGCATCAAAACACCAACAAACGTTTTGGGAAGAAAAATTTCCGTAACGGAAGAACTGGTGAGGGTGGACAAGTAAAAGGTACTGGATACAACAGTTATAGCGGTGACGAAACCAATGAATCTGTTGCTTTAAAGAGAAGTGTTAACCAACTTTTCAGAGAGAACAAGCAAATGAAGTCAATTATTCCTCAACTCAATCAGAAATTGACTGAATCAATGGTAATCAATGCAAGTATGGGTTATATTGTCAGACTTCTCAACGAGAACACAACTACTGTTGATGAGAAAAAGCAAATCAGTGACCGTTTTGCAAAAGTCAACACCCTTGAAGAAGGAAAGAGACTTTACGAAACAATTTCTGAAGAACTCAGAAGGGCAAACAAGAGAACTGATTTTGCAAAGACAATCAACGGACAACTCGCAGAAGGTAAACAATCGAAGCAAAATCTTGTTGAAACCACAATGTATAAGTCAGAAAAGGTGAATGAGGCACTTGATTTTATGAAAAGACTTGATAAAATTCAATAAGTCAGGACTTTTTTGAAATTATATGATATTTATAATTTATAAAGATAATAAAAAGTATATTTAAACAAACAATATGCGTGAGATTTTAAACAGCAGTGTTTTCGGTAACATCGAAATCGAAGCACAGAAGAAAATTAGAAAAGACATTAACGAGCGTTGGGACAGGCTTGGTCTTTGCGAGGGTCTTGACGGCCATCTTAAGGAAACTGTTGCAACCCTTTATGAGAACCAGGCAAAGCACCTCATTTATGAGGCTACCGCTTCTGACAACAGTGGTTCTTTCGAAACCGTGGTATTCCCACTTATCAGACGTGTGTTCAGCAAACTTCTTGCTAACGACATCGTTTCCGTGCAGGCAATGAACCTTCCTATCGGTAAGTTGTTCTTCATCAAACCTGTCACATCTGAACGTGAATGGGACTCTGAAAACCTCATTGATGGTGCAACTGGTCGCCACTATGGTCTTATGGGTTATGAGCGCAGACAAAGACATGACACATCTTACATTGGTAAAGATGGTGAGAAACAAGATGTTGCAGCAGGTGAAGTTCGCAATCGCTACTATCTTCCTGATGAGGTCGTTCAGCCATCTCAAGACGGTGAGGGTGGAACACTTCCAAAGGTCACTCAGTACATGAAGAAGACTCTTTATGACCTCTTCTACAATGATTTCCTCTTTGACAACTCAAAGGGTAAAATCACCATCAAAATCGGTAGTGCTACTCCTGTGCAAATTGCACCAGATGGCTCTTACGTAGAAATTGATGACATCACCAAGTTTGTCAACACACAGGACGGTTCACTTAGCCATCTTATGCTTCAAGTCGGCGGTTTCTCATCCTACAATGCAGGTCGTTTGACTGGTCCTGACGGTAATGAGATGGACAGCGAGGCATTCCTTGCTTCCCTTAAAGTTATCTATGCAGGTGAAGATATGGAAGACAGTGAGGATTTCACCACTTTCAAACAGTACGAAAGCGTTCCTTTCCGTGTCGTAACTCAGAAGTACGGTGCTCAATTGGTTGACTACGGAGAGAACATCTGTGACGGACAAGGCAAAATCTATATTGAACTTGACCTTACAAAGCCTTGCAAGAAACAAGGTAAGACCATCAATGGTTACATTGGCGTTGACCCAGAAGTTGCTGGTGAATGGGAAATTGATACAGTATTCAACATTGCTTGGGCACAGTATGATTCACTTGAACTTGAAACCGAAATGGGTGAGGTTTCGTTCCAACTCACTTCAGCTACTGTAAGTGTTGAGGAAAGAAAACTTCGTGCAACTTGGTCACCTGAACTTGCTCAGGACGTTTCCGCATTCCATAACATTGATGCAGAAGCAGAGTTGACAGCCATTCTTTCAGAGCAGATTGCCGCTGAGATTGACCGTGAGATTCTTCGTGACTTACGTAAGGCAGCACCTTGGCAAGCACGTTGGGACTACAATGGTTGGCAGAGATTGGCTACCACTTCTACTGTTTACACTCAGAAGGACTGGAATCAAACTCTTATGACAAAGATTAATCAGATTTCCGCTCAGATTCAGAAGTCAACTCTTCGTGGTGGTGCTAACTGGATTGTTGTTTCCGCTGAAATTTCGGCAGTCCTCAATGACCTTGAGTATTTCCACGTAACTGACGCAAATGCAGAGGCTGACCAATACAATATGGGTATTGAGAAGATTGGTTCACTTCAAGGACGTTATCAAGTCATCGTTGACCCATATTCACCACACTGGTCACTTATTATGGGACACCACGGTACTTCTCTCCTTGATACAGGTTACATCTATGCACCTTATGTGCCAATGGCTCTTACTCCTACAATGTACAACCCGTTTAACTTTGCACCAATTAAGGGTATCTGCACACGTTATGCGAAGAAACTTGTTAACAACAAGTATTACGGTGCTATCAAAGTGGATGGTCTCGTGTATTGGAATCCTAACGAACTTAGATAAAAATAAATTATTTTTATCACCATATAAAGTGCTGAGTTTCAATAACTTAGCACTTTTTATTTTAAAAATGTCATTAAATATTTTGTTAATTACTTAAAAAATATTATATTTGCATTAGTTTTTTGGAACGTTAATGATATTTATAATAAAATGGTATTGTATTATGGAACGTAAACGACTTGAAAAGTTAATAGGAAAGGCTAAAAAAATACATGGTGATAAATATGATTATAGTAAGTCAGATGTACCCACATGCAAAGACAAAGCAATTTTTATATGTCCCATACATGGTGAATTCGAACAGACATGGGATAATCATATAAATGGTAAAAGCGGTTGCCCAAAGTGTACAAAATGTCATAAATACACCAATGAAGAATGGATTGAAGAAGTATCAAAAAAACATAAGAACAAATATGATTACAGTAAAACACATTATACCAAAGCAAAAGATAAGGTAATAGTGATATGTCATAAAAAGGATGAGTTTGGTGATGAACATGGTGAGTTTGAAATAAGGGCAGGAAACCATATGGCAGGTGTAGGATGCCCTAAATGTGCCAAAAAATATCGGCCAACAACAGAAGAATGGATAAAAAGAGCAAGAAAGGTTCATGGTGATAAATACATTTATGATAAAGTACAATATACTTATTCAGATAAAAAAGTTTGTATTATTTGTCCAGAACATGGTGAATTTTGGCAAGAAGCAACATCACATTTAAGTGGTGTTGGTTGTCCAAAATGTAATGGTGGTGTTGAACTTACAACAGAAGAATATATTAACAAATTAAAGAAGGTTCATGGTGATAAATATGATTACTCAATGGTTAAATATGTAAATGCTAAGAAGAAGATTGATATTATTTGTCCGAGACATGGTGTATTTAAACAATTACCTTATCAGCATTTAAAAGGACAAGGTTGTCCTAAGTGTAAATCCTCTAAATTAGAAAATATATTGATGGGTTTATTTGAAAAGAATAATATAAAATATACTTATCAATATAAGATAGGTGCGAACAAAAAATTATCTTGTGATTTTTTCTTAGATGAATATAATATTGTTGTTGAGTGTCAGGGTGAACAACATTTTATCCCTACTTCATTTGATAGTGATAAAAGTGAAGATAAATGTGAAAAAAGTTATGAGAAAGTTTTAGAATATGACAAATTAAAATATGATATGTGTATAAATAATGATTTGGAAATCATATATTTTACCATACCTAAATATTTTAATTCAAGTGATGTCAAAATTGATACTGAATTTTATTCAGATAAGATATTAATTACAGATACTAAAAAACTATTGGAATATATTTCTTCAAAAGAAAAGGTCAAAATCTGTGATGGCTTTAGTGAATTTTACAAAGACATAAGAAAAAATATCAATAAAAATATAATTAACATTAACGGTATTATTAGATATAAAGACTATGTTGTAATTTATGTTCCGCTTATTCCCAACAAGCGTAATGAACTAAATGATAAGAGAAGACATTATGCAAAAAGGGGATATAAAGTAATAATAGTGTTTGAAGATGAATATATAAACAATAGGAAAATTGTATTATCTAAAATAAGACATTTATTTAAATTAGATAAAACATCAAGAATTATGGCAAGAAAATGCACGGTGAAACCAATCGGAAAAAGTGATGCTGAAGTTTTTCTTAATAGTAATCACATACAGGGCTTTGTTAATTCAAGTATATATTTGGGTGCATATTATAATAATAGTTTGGTTGCTGTAATGTCATTTATAAAAGAAACCAATAACAATTGGAATTTAACACGATTTGCATCAGATAACAATTATGTTTGTTGCGGTATTGGTGGCAAATTGTTTAAATATTTTACAAGGAACTATGATTTTAACACTGTAAAGTCTTTTGCAGATAAAAGATGGACTTATGACACAAAGAAAAACATATATTTGGACTTGGGTTTCAAGCAAGAAAAAAATATGATGTCAGAATATCGTTATATTAAAAATGGAGAAAAAATAAGGCATCATAAGTTTGGGTTTAGAAAACATTTATTATCAAAAAGATATGGATTAGATATTAATCTTACAGAAACAGAAATGACAAAGGAATTAGGTTATGACCGTATATGGGATTGTGGGTTAATAAAGTATGTTTATAGTAATCCTAAATTAGACTAACAAATTATACAAATGTCACTCAATAACAATTTGAATGACATTTTTTGTTTTTCTTTGCACTATTTATAATTAAGATAATAAAATAATCAGTTATACACATATGAAACAAACAATTAGATTAACAGAAAGTGAACTTAGACGGATGATTTTTGAATCTGTGAAGAGAGTATTAAATGAATCCTCATCAGATGAATTTGAATATAGTGATTCTTATGATTTGGGTAGAGGAAAACATCGTCAAGAAATCATATATAATGGAAAGGAAATAGGGTATTTATTAACTATTGAGAAAAATTGGTTAGCACCACTTGAAGAAAAATATATATTACCAGATATTGAAACTGGTATGAGTGAGCCAACTCAGGGTATGTTGGATGGTAAGAAAGGATGGATTGATTTTAAGGTCTTCAATAACTATGAAGAGGCATTTGCATATGCAAAACAAAATTTTGAAGAGTTAGCATATTTGTTTGAATATGGTGATTATGATTAAGTGTCTATCAATTTAATGTCACTCTATGAAAAAATAGGGTGACATTTTTTATTTGTAGATGATATTTATAAGAAAATAACAGATTAAACCTTTTTTATAAACAATGGGAAAATATATAAAGAAATTCGCCACACATGGAGCATATAACACATGTATGGTCTTGTGGCCTGAAAGATAAAAATGCCTTATCATTTATTGTATTATGAAACAACAAATAAGATTAACAGAATCAGACCTTATAAGGATAATTGTTGAGAATGTCCGCAATATTGTTGAGGAAATGGATATTGACCCAAAGAACAAGGGCAAATTCACGGCAACACAGAAGAGAACAGGTAAGTCAACTGAGCAACTTTGTCATTCAAAAAATCCATTGACAAGAAAAAGGGCAAACTTTGCTAAGATGGCAAAAAGACATTGGAAGCCGTTAAATGAAGGTATTTTTGATTTCTAAAAAAAAAAGAAAAATAAACCAACAGAAGAAAAAGTTGAAGAAGAACCATATCATATTTATTCTGTAAAGGAATTACAATCACTTTATGATAATCAATTAAACATAACCCCATTTGAATGGAAAGTTTTAAACGCTGCATTATGGGTAAGAGCAAGACTTGCAAATTATAATGGATATGTAAAACAATGGCAAAATATAATGGTAAAAGATGGGGAATTTTTTTATTGGAAAAATGGTAAATTGACAAGAATTCCATATATAAAATAACAATTTTAACATATTCAATAATATGAAACGTACACGGAAACGCACCAAAAATGAATTAAGAAATATTATACATGAAAGTGTGTTAAGCATCATTAATGAAGCATTCAAATCAAGCGAATTAAGAAATTGGGCAAAACGTCATGGTGGTATAAAAAAGACATATGCTGATGAAGGTTATCCAAATACAAATGTCAGGCAGGATGCACTTGGTGATATAACAGATAACGATATAACATATTTTCAGGAATTTCCGTCATTTAACGAAGCGAATGAAAAAAGGCGTGAGTTAATGAGCGAAAAAACTGCATATGGAAGACGCAGCAAGTATGATATGCAATCATACTTTACAATATACAGAGCAAAAGATGGAACTTGTGCTCTTGTTGGAATAAATAGAAAAAGTATCAAAACAGGTAGTACATGGGGTGGAGAGGTTTCACGGAAAGCAGCAGACAGATTTTGGAGAGATGAGCATTCTCCATTTCCTCATTGGCAAACAAATAGATACACTGATGATAGAGATACTTACTACTATAGCAGAAAAGGACGAGATTTTGGTATGAGAACAAACCGTAATTTTCAAGGAAGAGCAAATGATAATAGAAAGATAAGAAGCAGAATGAGTGATGAACAGTGGCAAGAGTATCAAAAAGCAAGATTGAAAGATATGGATGACTATTTAAATAGACATTACGGTAAGGGTATTTCAAAATCAAGAGTTAATGAAATCATCAATAAAACAGTAAAGAATATGTTGTTTGAATCTGATGAACAATGGGTTGTTTATAGAAAAGCAGAACAAATACTGGGACAACTTGGTTATGAAAAGTGGGGAAGTGATAGAAATAATCCTTATGTGTTAATCGTTAAAATCAATGGTTATCAAGATATTAATAGAATTGAGTCAATTCTCTCAAGACGTTTAGGCGTAAGTGACCCAATGTCATTTTCAGTAAAATATGACAGCAATATGATTGGTAATGACCAACGTGCTGTAATACATTTACCTTCATTTACTCATTTAAACGAAAACATTATAAATTAAATAATTAAAGGAATAAAATTATGAGAATATTAAAATCACCAAATGATTTTTTTGATTTGTTGGATAAAATAGGTAACAACAAATTTGTTGCAATAGGATATGTAACTGGTGCGAATCTTGATGTGCCAAAAGTAAAAAGGAAAAATCCATTGACCAATCGTATGAAAAGTTACGATGATTACACCGTATTTAGTGCGGAAGGAGAAGATGAAATTGGCGCACTTGTTAAATTAACAAGTTATAATTTCAGATATACGAATAGAAAAACCGTTAGTAAAAACTATGGTAAATATAAGAATGACGTAAATGGCATAAGACAAGAATTTGGATTAGAGCCAATGCAAGACAGAAATAGTTACAAACAAGCAAATAATTTTGGCGTAAATGGTATAGAAAACTATAGTGGTGAAAATGAAAAACTGTTTGGCCATACATATAATCCCCAAAATATATACGGAGCAAGACATCCAAGTATTACATATGCTGTGAACAAAGAAGGAAGAATTATTAAAGCATTAACAGAGGAACAAATTCTGCCATATTTAAAGAAGAAAAATCAAGAACCCTCTGGTGTAAAGGCTTTAAGGGAAATGAATGTAGAAGAAAAAGTTATTGCACAATATATACAAAAAATCAAAGACCTTAAATTTAAGTATATTAATTTTGAGAGTGATTCAATTCTTTACATGGCAGCAACAGTTGATGGGGAGAAAATTGCGTACATTAATGATAACTTAAAGAGAATCATTAATGAAATTAATATTCAGCCGCAAGATTTTGTTAAAATTGCACGTGAAAGATATCAAATTGATGTTAATAATCTTCAAGAAACATATAATCGAATGATAAAAAAAGTTATACATTTAAAGGAAAGTGATTTGAGACATATGGTATATGAAACTGTAGCAAGAATCTTAAATGAAGGTCGCAATGCACATCGTTATAGTTATATTTCTCATAATGGAAATGGCATGATTGGCGGAAAATGGGAAAGTTGGGAAATAAATGGAAGTGGAAACATATTGAAAAAGTTTATTCAAAATCTTGAACGAAGGATTGGCAACAATGAAGAACTTGATAATTTCATAGATTATTGTTATGATAATGAAGATGTATTTGATGTTTATGCCAATATTTCAGGTTCATATGATGAATCTAGTGGTTATGGAAGTACCTATATGCCATTATATCAGATTGAAGAAATTGAAGATACTTCCGATATGGAAGAATATGTAATGAACTATCCATCTAATAAAGGATTTAAACAAGTAGTTTTAAAAATTCTTGATGATACGTTAAATTCATTGGATGTTGATGATTTTAATGTTGATGAAGAAAGTGAATGGTAAAAGAACTATATAACGGTTGTCATCGAATTGGGTTAAATAGCATAAAAATGGGGAAAATCATTTTATTCCCCATTTTTGTTATTTTTTAAATAAAAAGTGTTCTTTTAGACTAAATTATCAGTAACATCGTTTATTATATCAAATTGTAAAATTTTTGGATGATTAATTAATTCCATGTTTCTGTGAATTCTTAAATCAAGATAATATCTTGAAGGAATTAGTTCATTTGTATTAATTAGGAGATAGTTTTCATTATATGCTCTTTCTGCTTTTGTCCAAGAAATGACATCATATTGTTTTAAGCCTTCCATTACATATAATCTATAATCAATTCCTTCGGCAGATAAAACTTGCTGATTTGTGGTGTATGGGATTCTGCATTCTATGTTTATTTTTCTTATATCACCTCTTTTTATTTGTTCATGGTCATCAATTCCGTATATGGAAGGAATAAATTCAGTGTCTTCGTTTTGCTTCGGTAATCCAAAGTTGAAATAATCAGTTTCAGATTTTGTTACAAATGATAATTCAACGTCTTTTATTTGCTTTCCGTTGTATTTTAAATTTGACCAAACATCATATAACATTGTATCACTTTCATATTCTTCTGAAGAAAGATTAACATCAACATAATAAACACCCTTTGTGGCTTGTTTAGAAGCGTTCTGTGAGCCGTTTATGGTACAGGTGGGTAACTCATCCAAATTGACGTATTTATTGCCTACAACAGCGTAAAAATACAATTTATTGTCTTTGTCAAGATAGAAATTTGTCCTATCATCCTCTATTGTTTCATTATATGTTGTTTCGATGTATGGTTCAAAGAAAGAATGTGTGTGTTGTGTGAAAAATCCAACATATTGTGTTTTTTTCTCCTCAATATTTTCATAAGATGGTGAGAATGCAATCCCAATACCATAATTTGTCAAATCATTTGTGATGAATTTATTGAATGTATCAGTAATATCCAATTCAATGTGCTCATTACCGAAATCAAAATGTTGATAACCTATTATTTTGCTTGAAAGATTCCCTTTTTTTGATGTGAATAAGTCAAATTCCTTTGATAAAGTATCATTTGAATATATTCCTTCTTCATCCCATTTAAGATAATTTCTATATTGATACCAGTTTGATGATTCATTTGAAAATGCAATGTGTTCTCCTTTGTGCATATCTTTAACATAGTCGAAACCTTTTCCACAATCCCAATCCTTATTAATTATAAAGAATATCAAATCGAATGATGTTGCACGTTCTTTGTAATCATTATAAATTATGTCGGTACATGGTCGGTGAATGTCTGGTTTGTTTAAAGATGCCGTGTTTGTCATTTTAAGTGTATGTTTCAATTTAGACAAAGACGGATATGTTTTGTCTTCAACTAACTTTTGTACTTTGGTGTGGTCAAAATAAATCATTCCACGTGAAACTGATTTTCCATAATCAATGCTCATTATTGGATTTAGCCCAAGATTTGTACAACTATCTTTATAAATTGTGTTTGATTTGGAAATATATGTTTTAGTAACAATTGCCATTTTTGAAAAAAGTTTATTTACATATAAATATGTATTATAATTTCATTTTAATAAAAATGCATCGTTTTAATATATATTAAAATGATGCAAAATGAGTTTTAATTAATTCTTATTGAGGTTGATAGCATTTCATCAAGATTTGTTTTCAAAACATTATCTTGTGGTGTTGTAAAACACGGAGGATCCATTGAGAATTTATGTGTATGTGTCCTTATGACTTCTATTAGTTGTTTTAAGAAATCAATTAATTTGTCACCATATGGTAATGGGTGTGCTTTTTCAATTATTTTAAGAAGTTCCTCGTCAGTTATTAAAGAATCTGGGTCATTTAATGCAAATGGTGTTCTTGAATCATGTGACAAAAGATTAATTCTATCAGCAACAACGTTTATCGTTGAGTAAAATGTACGATTATTGATAGTATCTTTATAATATTTGTATTTCATTTGGATGTATGCCAAGTCCTCTCTATTGAATACTAATGAGTTGTAGATAGTATCATATAAAGGGTCTACTCTACCCATTTTATCTCTATTAAGTCTGCCAATAGGCATTTTAAATCCGCATCTTAATCTTACTTCATCTTTTTTAAGAATTAAATCCGCATTATCTCTTCCTTGTATTGCCACATCTTCTCTTTCTGGACAAGTTCCATTATTGTCAGGATTTAATGACGGATTGCGAAATGCCTTTGTTATTGTTCCTTTTTCAAGCAGTGATTGAGCAGATAGATATGATTCGTTTGCAAGTCCATATTGTTGTGAAATAATTGGCCCAATGAACCATCTGTGACTATTTGCAATTTCAAGTTTGCTTGTTATAATCAGAACCATTTCACCTTGTTTTGGATTAATGTGGAAATGTCTTGGTAAGAGTGGATAGCACCAAGGAATGTTTTCAAGTGATTTACCGTTATCTTCTGGGTCTAGTTTTACTTTAATTCTAAGGCCGTCTTGTTCATCATATACTGATATAACTTCACATTCTCTAAAAATTCTTTCTTTCATATTATTGCATAATACCTTTTATTGTCATTGCGATTGTGTTCAATGAATTTACAACCACAGGGCCCGATGCACTTGCACCAGTTCCTACGCTGTTTATTGTATAAGGTTGTATTGCACAAGTTATTAGTGCATTGTCTTTAAACTCTTTAACAATTTCTTCTGAAATAATTCTAACAAATTGATTTATCTTGTTTGCTGAACCGTCAGGATTTGTGCCTGTTTCTATTCCTGCTTCTGGTAATCTTCTTATAATTGAACTTGAGAGTGCGATTGCTGAAAGACCTGGTCTTGATTGCACTTCACATAACAATAAAAGTGGTGGAATCACAGTTTTTAAATTTGGTCTTGCTGAATCAAATGCTCTTTCAATGCCTGTTGCTATTTTATTTATCCAACTCATTTTGATTTAATTTTAAATTTGTTATTAACATTCCGAATCTTTCGGTGATGTTTCACTTGGAAGTATGTCTGCATAATCAACGGAATCAATATTGAAATCTATTGTATACCCATTTTGTTTTCTGAACCTGAAGCTATCTATCAATTTCTTTAATAGCCTTTGCCAATATAATACTTGTTCAATATTTAATTTAAATGATATTTCCTTGACCAAATCATTAATAATGACCATAAGTTCTTTTGTTATATAGTCAATAATAATGTCACGTATTGACCGTATAATGTCAGCAATCAACTGTCTGTATTGTAATAAAAATCCTTCAAGGTTGAAATTTGTTTCTCTGCCTATAATTTTAAGGTTTATTAACAACAGAAGATAGACTTTTGGTGACAATACAGCCATTGTTATGACTTCTGCAAGACTGTTTAATATATTTTCAATAAAATTGATTTCTACGCCGTAATTTTCACTTTTTCCGTGAGTAAAATTGTGCCATTCACCTGTGTTATCCTCATGAGAATATTCCACACTTGACAATTCCTTGCTTAATTCAGTTATTGAGCCACTTATTATTGATTGCACTGTTTCCTTGTCAGTATCCTTGTTGATTTCATTCAGTTTTGAGAATATTTTTTCCACATCAATTTTCACGGCACTTGTTTCGTCACCGTTAATTGTCAATAAACCTGCCTTTCTCAATTCCGCTTTTCTTGACATCTCATCATAATCCTTGTTTGAAAATGCGAAAAAACAATCCGATATGACAACATCATCCGTTTCTGTTATCATTTGCACCATTTTTTTGACTTCATTCTTTATAAGTTGTGTTTTGTATGACAAATGCAAGTCAATTATAAGTGATGCGGTCATACAATCCAAAAGTCTTGCTGCAAGTGATTTTGCATCAAACAAATCAAGGGATGTTATATAGTCAATATTGAATTGTATAAGACTTTTGCCGTGGTAATAATTCCTTATCCCATTACTTGTCATAAAAGGAAAATACTGTGTTGTAGTATCATTTAATGTATCTTTTATTCCTTGAATAGCATAGTTTAATTTTGCTTTTGATTGATATGATAATTCTTTTTTTTCTTTTATTCTTTCAATTTCTTTTTCTAATTTTTTTATTTTTGAGGTATATTTGTTATATTCTTTTTGTAAATCCTTTTCTGATGTGTATTTTTTTTCATAAAGTTTTGACCTTTCGGTTGATAGATTTTCTATTTCGATTGTTTTTTCTTGTATTTTTGCATTATATCTTTCTATTTTTTTATCTTCTTGTTGTAATCCATTTTCTTTTTTTGTTAGATTTTCAATCGAATTGTCTGTAATTTTTTCTCTTGTATCACCTATGAATACATGAAGACAATTTTGATGTGGCGTTTGCAGTGAGTATTTCTGTCCATATGCATCTTTCATTGATGTTGGCTTTTTATGATATTCAAGTGTTATGATACCATCTTCTTTCTTTAATTTTGCAACATCTTTAAGTTTCTTTTGAACAATTTTTAATTCTTTAGTTATTATTTTTTCTTCTTGTTCATTTGCATTTGCTAATGCATCTTTATATTGTCTAACTAACTCTTCTAAATTATGTTTGATTTCATCAATTTTTTCTTCATTATCAGGATAATCATATCTAAATTCAGGTCCTTTTCTGTATTTTTTTGGCTTCCATACGTATCTTTTTGATGCTTTATTTATCATAAACCATATTAAACAATTTAAATCATCTGATTTAATCAAGTCATCTGGCGTACCAGTTATAATTCCTCTTTTTAATTTTTTTCCTGTATTAGCATCTATACCTTTCAACTTAATCTCATAATTTCCTGTGTCAAAATAAAAATATTTTCCGATTTCGTCATCAAAAGGTGAGTATTTCAAAATGTCGGCAATATCTATTTCAGAGATGTTTAATACAATTCCTTCACGCAGTATTTCATCTGTTATGAATGGATTTACGGAACAAGAAATTATATCTTTTAATTTTGTTATCAACACTGTTTTTACTCCTGCTTCTATTACTGGCAGATTTAATGCTATAATTTTTGAAACAATATCAATCATAACATTATATCCTGCTGTTCTTTTGAACAAATCCATCAAGAATGGCAATGGATTCATGGAACTATCAATTGACAAACTGACATCAGTTTGTTCCAAATCGGGAAATTTATTGATAATTGCCAATGCACTATCAATAATAGCCAATGTGTCTTTCTTAGTGTCTTTTATTTTTGCCATTTTATTTCAATTGATATTTTTCTATTTCTTCTTTGTTGTCATCACTTGTATCACTTAAAACGTTTTGCAGTGCTTGCCAGTCAGGTATTTGTCCTTCAGTTACAGCCAATTTAACATTGCCGTTGTATTTTAGTATTTCAGACATTAGTTTTGCAATATCAAGTTTTCTTCCTATTGCCTTGTCCTTATTGCTTATGTAATCATTCATTGCTTTTGCATATTTTGCCTTTGCATCGGTGATTTCTTCATTTAATTGAACAGAATTAGACAATTTGTTCATTTCATTTTGTATCTCAACAATGTTCTTGTCTGCCTCATCATATAGTTCTTGAAGCAGTTCTTCTATTTTTTCAACTGAATTGAGTTTCAGTTTGTATCTTTTTGAAATTTTGTTTGCCATTGCTTTTTATTAAAATAAATCCTAACTATAATTATTCATTAATCAGATTTTCCTTTGTGAACAAATATAGTTCTTTGAATTTTTTCATTCCTTCCCTTATTTCTTTAGTGGAAAGGTCTGTATAATCCCTTATGAACTGTAGCACACAGGACTTATTGAATTTTCGGCTACCCATATATTTGAAAATATCTTCCCAGTTCATCATCATTTCCAACAATGCATTACCTATTTTAATTTCAATTTCGTCAAGTGTGTTTTGATTTTCAGGTAATAGTATTTCTTGAAGTTGAGAAATTGTATTGTTAATTAATTCATTATTGAATTCCATTAAGTTTTTGTTCTGATTAACATCAAGTCTGTTGTCATTCTCATTATTTGGGAATAACAAATCATATGACACTTGTTTTTGTATTTTCTTTGAATACTGTGTTCTTTTGAAGATTAAATAATTTTTACAAACAGTTCCGCAATATGAATATGCTTTATAATTTTTTGATGGGTCAAAATTATTAATTTTTGTTATGAGAAATGACATCGTGTCAAAGAAAGTTTCTTCAAAATCTTCATCAGGTGTAAAAAGTTTATATCGTCTAATGATACTTTCTATCATTTTGGAAAAAGGATAATACAATTTTTGAGCAAATATTTTATCTCTGAAATTTTTGTCTGTACTTGTCACATATTCAACAAAAGCTTTTTCCTCTTCCTCTCCGAAATACACTTTTTTCTTTGATGAACCAGGTTTTCTTCCTCTTTTTTTCGGTACATTATCAGAAACAGTAGAATTGTTGGCTTCTACTGTTTCATTTGTTGGTTTTTGTTCTTTTTCTTCAATCATTGTGAATTAACATTGGAAAAATTATTTTAGTTGTTCGTTCTTAATTTTCTCAATATTTGTTTTTCTGTCTTCGGTGAATACACATTCTATTTTTGCCAAGTCAAACCATTTCAAGATATCTTCATTTGAAAGTGTCTTATTGTATTCATCTGTCAGACTGTCTTCACGCCCAATAACATGTGTGTATCCCTCTTTTGGAACAACATATACCTTTAATTCTTTTTTTGTCATTCTAAGAAGTAATTCATAGTTGAATGCCACTTTTATTGACGGTTTGAAGCCACCTATTTTTTTGAAGTCATCTGTATTGAAAATGCCACCTGTTAAATTGAATGATGAATAATCCTGAAGACAATCAAAGTCTAAGAAACCAATTTCATTTGAAAAAGAACCAGACCATGCAATTTCATTTACATATTGAAATTGCTTATGCTCAAAATTTGTTAATATGTTTATTGGTAAAAACAGACTTACACTTTCATTGGTAAAATAGTAATCATGTGCCATTTTAAACCAATTGTCTGTATATGTGTCATCAAATTCAAGTATTGAAAAGTATTCGGTTTCAACACTGTTATTGACTGCAAAGTTTACTTGCGAACAAAAATCAATGTTTTTACTGTAGTTTCTACATGCATGATAAAATTCTTCTCCTAAAATTTCCCCAATTTCTTCAAGAACTTCATTTGGTCCAACCAATAATGGTATAAGTTTCCCAAATGTGTATGATTCTTGGTTTTTCTTTATGCTTTCAAACGCTTTATTTAATAAATCCTTGATTTGTTCATTATATTTGTGAACTGGTATGATGATTGTAATATCGTTCATTTTGTTTTTATTTTTTACAATTTATTGTGTTTTTCACATCTTTGAATTCATTGATTCTTTCATCAATATATTCTTTGATGATTTTGTCAACATTTTTAGAATACTCATCAAATGTATATAATTTATTAAGTTCATCCATATTATTATACAATTCGGATGGTATTTTATCTTGCATCCAAGACCCCAACACACGTGACAATATATCTGGTATGAGGTTTATGTCATATGTCCATACACCGTTGTCAAACAAACCATTTTCATCACCCATCCATTCTGTAAGATGTTCAGGAACTTTTCCTATTACAATATTGCCACATCGAATTGCTTCTATTGCAGAATACCCGAAAGGTGTTTCATTGTCAATCCATATTGTGATTGCTGATTCTTGTAAAAACTCTGCGAATTTTTCTTTTGGGTAGCCACGTAAATCTCTGAATGAAATAAACTTGTACATTGGGTATTTCCAATAGAACTGTTTCATTATTTTATTTACATTTTCCGTGTGTTTTGATATTATATTCACGATAAGTTTCTTCGGTTTGATTGGTTTTCTGAAACAATCAGAAATATACGGTGACAATACTTTTGGTCTGACATAAGGGAAAACGTTTTTAATTAACTTTGAATGATAATCAGTGTTTGTTATGACATTACAGATACCATATGTTCCCCACTCATCATTGAAAGGTATGAATTCCGTTAGATAATCATAATTGTTCAATATTGCAATTCTTTTGCAAGGTGCTTTGTATTGATAAGTCTGTTTCATAAGGCTTGAAAATACCTCTGGTATGAATAAGAAATCAGAAGGTCCTACTTTCCATTCTTCCTTTGAGATATTCATATGTGGCAACTCCATGAATTGCATTCCAAGCCATTCACCAACGCCAGTGAATATACGTGACTCATCAATGGGCTTCTCTTTTCTCTTTAAATCTTCAAGTTCTTCTTTTGTATACTCATTTTCCAACTGATAAAGCATTTTAATTTTATAATTTTTGTCTTTCAATGCTTTTGCTAATTGATAAATGTATTGTATGCTTCCATTTGGAACGTTTTTACAGTCAACAACAAAAAAATAAAAGGTAAAGTTGTTGGTTTCTAGATTATTTATTGCCTCATCTATACGTTCAATTGCTTTTTTGTCATCTGTCATTATTCGAAATCATTTACTTCTTTTATTATTTTCTTGGCTAATAAACTGTTAAAAGCCAATTTTTGTCCGAAACTTAAATCCTTTAGATTAAAAGTTATAAGTTGGTTTAATTCATTGGTAAAAGTAACAAACAATATGTTTAATAGCGTTTTTATAAGATCATATCTCACATTGTTCATAACATCATTCATACTTGATTTGTTTTCATTAACTTCCTTTTCAACGACTTCCTCACCATCTTCATTTTCCATCATTGAATAGGTCATTGTTGTTATGGTGTTAATGTTTTTTTCATAAACAGGCGTGTCTGACACCCATTTCATTATTGCATCCAAATCAATTGCATAATAAACTCCATCAATTTCAAGCATTTTCAATCAGATTTACTATTGTGTTATTTTCGTCATGGATTACATCCATCATTGAATCAAATTCATAGTCACCTTTGGCTTCCTTATTGTAAGGTGCTTTTATTTTAAACGATATTTTACCGTCAGGTTTGTTGTTTAACAAATTAGGGTTTGCAGTTATCATTATATCACATTTATCCCACATTGTTATACTGTCAATCGGAAAATGTATTTCCCTTATCCTTACACCAATTCTTGCAAGAAAAGACAAAGTTGACTGAATTGACAGATTCATTTCAAAAGGGCTGAACAAAATTAGTTCTGGTAATTTCTCATCATCGAAATTTCTCATTGTGTTTTGTGTCCAAAGATTGAAATCGGCTGGCAACATTCTATCCATTGCCTCTGCTCTTCCATATATTTCAAAAGAGCAGTCTTCATATTTAAATTTGTTATACAATAATGTGTCAGCATTTCCATCTTCGTTTAGAAATGGAAAAACATTCAAAAAATTAAAATCATCTATTTCCTCATATGGTATATCAAAAGAGGGATTGATTGTTTTTTTGTACATATTGGCAAATTGCCTTGTGTAATCTCTTAACACATCATTTATATCAATTGCAATTCTCATAATGTTAACGTGTAAAAGCAGGTATTTCTTCACCTTTATTATTAAGGAAAGCAAGTCTTGGATAAGAAAACTCCAAATTGTAGATTTTACCACATTTGGCACATGTGTGCTTGCATACCTTTTCAAATGTAAATGGATTGAACATCGGAGGTGCGTTGCTTATAAGTTCCTCACCACATTCTTCACAAAAAGCATGTTTAACAATAACTTTGTCAACTTCTTCATCAGTTATAAGTTGTGAAGCAGTCATTTCTTTTTCGTTCATTTGTCTCATTTCAGATTTTTTCTTCAAATAAACCTGTTCAATATCATTTGGGTTGTTTCTCAACTCATTTAGACATTTTTCATATTCTTCACGCTGTGTTTCTTGTAATTTACTTCCTTCAGGGAATGAATTGTCCTCATTTTCCCTGTCAATGGCTAATTGCGCCTTGTATTCATCTAAAATTCCCATATTATTTTATGTTATGATTTAATTTATATTCATTCAAATCAAAATATCTGAAACCTTGAAATCCTTTATAAGGAACTTTTTCTGTTAAATAATGAAACGGCCCACTTCTTTCAATGAATTTACCATCCCATTTCTTTTTCGTTGTTGAACAAGTGAATTGTTTCTCCGTAAACCCAACGATTTCCATCCATCCCTTAACAAAACCTTGATGAACTATGTAGCATTTGTCACCTTTTTCTATTCCTTTTGGAAAATGTGGTACTTTGAAGTTGATTACTTGTTTGTAATTTTCCGTTTTTTTAAGTTCTTTTTCATAATCACTCCATTGAACTGTTGATGGAATGGTTATGATTATTGACCTCTTGTTCTTGAAAATTTCCTCTAAAATAAGTTTTATGTTTGGCATTTCTATCATATAATGATAAACAAATATTAAAATTTATTCAAAATAATCACTTGTTTCTTTGTACTTTATATTCTTCATATGTTTTATTTTTGAAAAAAAGTTATACAATATTTCATTAAGAATTGTTTTAAAAACTCTTGTTTCGCAAGCATTTCTTTGAAATTTAAATCAAATTATTTTCAATTAAGTATTTTTTAAGGCATTCTGAACATAATCGTTTTCCAAAAGTTTGTTCGGATATCTGCATATCCATGAATTCCAAGACAAGTGGATTATCTTCTTTAATTTCCTCATTCGTTATATCTCTTCCTTCATATGTTTCAAGCCTATCAATCATTGCTCTGTCTAATTTGACTTCTTTTCCACATTCACAACATATATAACTTTCAGATGTTAAATAATCATTAAGGTTTAATATGACTTCTTTCCTTTCTTTGTTTTTGTACTTTTCATCCATTGTTTTGGAATAATATTTTTTTGTCAAATCAATTGTATCCTGACGCAATGAAGCCTTAAATCTGACAATGTAATGACCATCAAATTCAACTATTTCTTTAAACCATATATTTTTGAAAACAAATTTGACCAAATCATTCATTTTATATGCGTGTTTTGTTATAAATGACACTTCTTCATAATCAAGAATATCAGATTTAATCTTCTCATCATGTATCTTTTCGATTTCCCTCACAAAACCCTTTGATTTGAAATCCTTGTCATTTGGGTATTTTGACACATACATATCAAGAATAACATGTGTGTCATCAAATCTTTTAACATCCAACCTTGTTATATATTCCTCAATTTTATAACGTGGAACGAAATTCCTTTTTATCTTTATTCTGTATTCAGTTCTTTTTCCTCTTCCACCGATTTGTTCAAACACTTCACCAATTGTTTCAACTATAAAATCATTTGGTTGTATTGTTATCAGTTCAAGACCATCACTATCATCATATTTCATAAATTTTGTGTCTTGCTTGTCATCTTTTATCGCAAGTGTTGGTGAATAATATTCATATGTCTTTGCTTCTTGGTCAACCTTATAAGTGCGATATCTTAATTCTTGAACTTCTTGTGTAATCTCACCCTTTAATAGTGCTTTTGCAACACGTTTGTCCTCAATTTCTTTTATAATTGAAGTTCCACCACCAACATTGCTAATTCCTGTCTGACGAAAAATGTTGTCTTCTGTGTTTTTCATTCCATAAAACAAGGAATAAAAAAACAATCTGATATCATCAAACAAATTAATTAGAAAACGTTTCATCGAATCTACTTTTTATCTCATTTATTATAATGTCACGATATTCGTTGTATTTGTTTAATTTTCTTTGAATATCACCAGATTGAACCATAGAATGCATGTTCATTTTTCCGTATCTTATTGTTTCATCAATAAGAACTTGAATCAAGTTGTAATAACTTTCTAATTCAGAGATTGTTAATTTTTTGATTTCCATATAAAAATGTGTTTATATAAACAATAAACAAAAATATTGTGGAAATCAAACAAAAAAATGCAACCATTTCTGATTGCATTTCACTATTTATTCTTTTTCTTCCTCTTGATATTCTTTGTACATATTTGGTGACGGATGTACAACATAAATATCTGAATGACAATTTGAACAATAAAGGCAATTCACTACCCTATCATCTTCCTCTTCATAATCAATGCCAGTTAGTTCACTAAGCATCCAATCATTTTGCCAAACAGCCTGACTTCCACAATTAAAACACGTAATCATTTCTTTTAATTCAGTTTCACATTATTATTCTTTACCTGTATGTCCAAAACCACCGTCACCTCGTTCGGTTTGTTTTGTGATTTCTTTTATTTGTGTTAAATTTAAAAAATAACCGTTAAGCACATCACACAAAATTCCTTGTGCAATCCTGTCACCATTATTTATTGTCACAACATCATTGGAAAAGTTTATAAGTATAACGCATAATTCCCCAATGTAACTTGAATCCAATGTTCCAGGAGTGTTTAGTACTGTAATGCCTTGCTTCAATGCCAAACCACTACGTGGTCTAATCTGTATTTCCTTGTCATTAGGCAATTCAAAATACAACCCTGTATGAAATAGTTTTCTTTCAAAAGGGTTTAGAGTTACATAGAACTTATTTTGTGTCAAATCATAGCCATTGCTATTTTCTTCTGTTATCCACGCCCTTATATCAAACCCACTACTGCCTTCATCTGCAAATGATGGATTTGGATTTGTTGAATTGTTTACAAATTTTAAACTGATTTTATCCATAATTTCATTTTTTGGTTTCTTTATGCTTTTGATATGTTTCTATGGCTGTTAATTGATTTGATATCTTTACTAGTTCTGCAAGAGGGGTGACAAATGAATTGTTTTTCTCATCATCCTTATCACATATTTTCATCGCATCATATTCCTCTTCAGTAAGTTTGATTCCATATTTCATACATAAGAATATAGACCTCTCTCCCAATTTCAATGATGTTCCAAGGTGTTGGCTGAAATCATAGAAAATACCCTTGTTTATTTTCCATTGTTCAGTTGAAGCAACAAACATTTCAGCTTTTGAAATGTGTTGCAACAATAACACTTTCATTAAGGATTTTTTATCAACATAAAGATATTGATGCTTTGTTTTTCCATTTCCGTTTACACCAAAAGCACTCTCATTAATATGTGTTGCAATAACACATAAATTATTCAACACAACATTCAATAAAGAACCCTGATAAGAAGCACCTGTTCCTTCTGTCATTGCAAAACTTCCATTCTTTATTTCATCACCATAGTCGTTAATCAATTCTTCAGAATAACAGTTGTACTTCTTTAAGTACTCAATCCACAATAAATAATTTTTGTTAATTCTTTCTTCCGTAATGTACATAATAAAAAAAATTTGCATTGTTATTAATCCAATGCAAATATAGTTCAATAATAGATATTAACAAAATCTTTTCAATGCTTTTTTTTGCGTTTTCCTTTGTATTTCATTTCACATTCGAATACATTGTCATCATTGTCAACAAATAACCATTTATCTTTAAAGTTCATTAACTTCATTGATGGTACATTCATTTGCTGATGCATAACACTTTCATTTATTTGTGACATTTTTCTATCAATACATTCTTCAATAATGTTTTTGATAAGTTCATAATCTATTATACCATTTGCACTTTTTGGTAATATATTCTCATTTATTTTGGCTTTTGATTGACGTTCTTTTTTGTCAACCTCATTGACACGCTCAAGTATGTTTGCTGCTGTCTTAATGCCTGGCATATTTCCTTTAATCCTATTTTCCAACTCATCCATTTTTGGGTCAATTGGCTTTAAGTCCAACGGATTACTTAAAATTGATTCAACTATTCCACGTGGTATGTTTCTTCCTTCAAGATTCACTTTTTTTCTTCCACCATTGGCATCAATTTCCTTCAGCATATTCATTTCCTCTTGTGCGTTGTATGGTTTGTATTCACCTTCTTCGTAAATCGGTTCTTGAATAGGACCATAAACCTGTTTGTCAAAATTTTCAATCAACTTATCCAAATCTTGCTTTGATGCAGAAATATTTCCGTTCTCAATCCTACTGTTGATTTCTAACATTCGCTCTATATCACTTGCCATATTGTTTTTTTTTTAACTGTTTATATAAAAATAAAACATTTTCACGTAATTTTCAAAAAAATTAGTCTAATTCTTCTCTATTAAGGCTTCCTTTTCTGCTTAAATATCTTGTATCAGCAGCCTTTTGCCATCTTCTGTCTCTTCTTCTCATATTTCTTTGTTCTTTTTTCTGTTCTTCCTCATATTCTTTCATCTTTTGTGCCAAGTCAGCAAGTGTTATTGGTTTTCCACTTAATGCTTGTCTCAATGCATCCAATTCTTTTTCTTTCTCTTCATCGTATGGTCTTTCGGTTTGTGTTTGCTGTTTTTCAGTTTCTGTTTCAGAATTTGTTCTGTTAATGTCAGCATTTGTTTTTGGACCTTCTTCTTGTGAATATTGGGATTGGGGTTCTATTTGTTTGAAAGCATCATCTTTTTTAATATCATCCAATTTTATTGGATGTGCAAGCTGTTGTCTGAAACGTTCCATTCTTTTTTCGGTTTCAGTTCTGAACACATCATCATTTGTCTTTGGTCTTGAATTCTCACTGTCTGACGTTGGCGGTGTTGCGGTATCACCAAATTGTGCGATTTTGTAAACAACTGACATAGTTTCGTCACCATTTGGATTGAATTCACCAAGTCCACTATAATAAAAGTCTGCTGGTCTGCTGAATGTTTGTTCCGTTGGTTTCCATGCTGAAATTCTGTCCAATCTGAAGAATTTCCAAGATGGTACACGTGTTGTTGTATCTCCGTAAGGTTGAAAACACCTTATAACAGGGTTACCTGCTTTGGTCAAACCATAAGCATAGACCTCAATAACCCTTGCACCTGTGTTATTATTTTCACCTTTTGAGTGGTAATTTATTATGATTCTATTATGGTTATCAATTGCACTTTCCACATCGTTTACTGACACGGATTCATTTAGCAAAATATCGTTTAATATATCTTCAAGTAATTTCATATAACCATAAAAACCCTCTTATTATCATAAATAGGAGGGAATTTTATAAAATATTATTATTTGGTGTTTAATTTAAAAGTTTGATACAGGTGCGCTTTGTTTTTGGTGTAAAGTTGTTGACAAATTGACCTTCTCTTACATTTGCACTGGTATCAACGAGAAGTGCCGAATAAGCCCTGTTAGAACCATTGTATAAACTACGTTGAATGGTTCTTGTACGTGCTGCATTGTCGCAATCATTACCAGCACCGCTGTCAATATTTGTATCAAAGTTTCTGTAATCTATAACACCAAGTTTTCCACGGCAGTTTGGAAGCCAATGTGTATGACCACCGTGACCAGTTCCCTTACCGTTACCACTTGATGCAAGTGCATCTGGATGAGTTGCACTATATTGATTATTTCTTTGGTAATCACTTCTTGCTTCTTGTATGTGTCTGCTGTCCATTGACACAAATTCTAAACACGATTGCATATTATATATAATTTAATATCTTATTTTATTATAAATATTGTGATTTTGAATATTTTGTTGAAAAACTACCATCTTTTATAGTGTGTTCTCCATACATCTTCCGTAAATCCACTATCAAGTAATACTATATGTGGCTCTCCATTTCTTTGTGTAAGTCCGTAATTGCATATTCTTACCATATCACCAACAACAATATGACCATAATTTCCTATATAATCATCAAATGCTGCAAGGTCTTCATTGGTTTCCAATAATTCTTCCCATTTATCTTGTGGCATTGCATTCCACTTTAAATTAATTCTATTGAACCTGTATGCTCCACAAGCATATATAAATGAACAAAATTCATTGAATGTCATATTAAAGCATACTTTAAAATCTTGTGCCTTTGCTGGTAATACAAATTCTGAGATGATCCATAAATCATCTGAATCAGAATCAAGTACTTGTGGAAATATATCATCACCGTAAGCCCTTTCTTCCTCACTATTCTGTGCAACACCTTTTTCGTTCCATGCGAGTTTGAGTACCTTTTCGTCATCAATTTGAAATGTTGCTCTTGAACTTCCTTTTCCTATGTGTTTCCCGAGGTGTTGTGTGCAATATTTGAAAGCAGCATTGAAAGACCTTGAATTGGATAATTCTTCAAGTGAAAATGTATCATCCATTGCTTCTGTAAGCATTTTTGCTTGTTGTTCCGTGATAAATATTGTTTTTTTACTTTTGTGATTGATATTTTCCAATGTTGTATGTAAAACACCCGTGTAACGTCCATTTGTTATTTGTGATAATGATGAACTACCACCTTGTATAAATATAGAAGCTAAATCACCTCTTTGGTGATAAACATCTAAAACTTTGTTAATTAATACCAACGTTTCTTCAGGAGTTGAGTTATTATTGTATTCCATAAGAATTTTTTGTATTGGTTCTAAGCCATAATCACTCCAAGCATCCGACCCATCTGGCATTTGCATCCAATCATATAAGCCAAGTTCTTCAAGAAATTCAAATGCATTGTCTTCGTCCATCTCATCTAATTTTTCCGGAAAATGTATTTCAACAAAACTGATAAAGTCATCCATTGGAAAATAAGTTTTATGTCCTGCCAATGCAGTGTTTGAATCAAGTATAATAGTGTTTTTAAATATTATACCCATCCATTGATAAACATATTTTGTTGGAAATGATGTCAGTTTCCCATATTTTGTAAATTCTTCAAGTGCTTTTTGATACATGCTTGGGTTTATTAAAATACCCCAATCTTGTTTTCCGTTTCTATTATTCCAAAATTCTTCTAATACATAAGTTGGGTCATACTCATATATATAATCTTCCCAATCTATTGATTCCCTTAAAATAGTTTCATATTTCAATGTATTATTATCAATCATTTTCTTATTTGCATTCTTGGTATCAAATTTTGCTGTTGTCGGTTTGTTCTTTTTATTGTTTTGTCTGTCTTTTTCATGAGGTTTAATAAATGCATTGTTTATACCTGCGTCTTTTTTTGCCTGTTTGAAATCATGGATTGACTTTGTTGCGGTATATAACGTGTTGTTGACCCATGTTTTCATTGCATCACCTCCATTCAGTATAAATTCTGCTGATTTGTCACTTCCGTTATAGTTGTCAAAGAAGTTTTTGATACGTTTCATTTCATTATAAGCAATTCCATCCATTGACAGAATATTATTCAAACGCTTATAACCATCAATGGTTTTATCCCCATTATAGTTATTAAGTGTTCTTTGCAAATATTTCCTAACACCATCAGGTATTGGAAATTTTCTGTGCTTCAATTCATTGTTTTCAGTTAAAAAGTGCAACATTTTCAATTCCTTTCTTTAATCAGCCTCATTTTCTAATTCATTTTTCCATTGGTTGGATATTTTCTTGTTGTTTCTTATGTCATTTTTCCATTTTCTTTGGATTCTGTATGGAGTGGAATCTGTATTCAATTCCTCAATAAGTTTATTAAGCACTATTGCCTTTTGTTTTGGCGATAAGTGTGACCTGTTTATTTCATCAAGCAAAATGTTTATCTTGTTTTGTATACCTTGTGGTATTTTGACAAGATTATCCTTTGTATCATTGTTTGTCAATGTATTCAGTTCTTTGTTTGTGCTGTTGAAGTTGGCATTAACTTCACCAGTATCGTCTGCTTGATTGGAATCATTCCCAACACTTACACCCTCACTCATTTGTCTTGGCGTTATATTGCCATAAGTCCTGTATCTATTCCAAGTTTGTGGTGTAAGTGACATCTGTATCTCATCTGCGATAACAGGTTTTCCGTTCTTACCTGTTTCTTTTTTTCCGCTTGCGGAGACTACTGAACCATCACAATATTTTGTGTCATTGTCTGTTATGTAGGAAAAATCATTTTCAGATGTTTCCATTAATTTTCTGTATTGTTTTTCTGTTATTTTTATATTTCTTGCCATAATGTAAGTTGACATAAACATATTTATATATAAATAGGTTATAAAACGATAAATGAGTAATATATTAAACCATAACAGACATATTTTTGAGTGTGACTTGAATAAAGAGGATTATTGGGACTTCCATATTTCGTTGGATGAGTATTCAGGCGGTTCATATGATGGGCTTTCGGAACGATGTTTGTCAGCATTTGTTGAATTAACTGATGATGAATGCATATGGTTTGATAATGTTTATTCAAAAAAGAACTTCAATTGGGAAAATGCTGTTAATGACAACACTTTGTCATTGAATAATTTCGGTTATACGTCAGTTGATAACGGAAGAACCTATTATGAAAAGGATAAAATATCAAATAGGCAGTTTTTTAAACTTTTCACTGACACACATTTCTCTCCACAAGAAGATGATTTGAGATTGGAACTTAAAAAAGTCCGTGGAAATCAACAAATATATGATTATTCGGCAGAAATTGTGAAATGGAACGATATAATTCAATGTGCCAAACTAAACGGTGGGTGGTATCAAGGATTTTTTTGTGCAAATGATGGAAAAAATTATAAAGTGCTTCCAACTGACATAAAAACAGGATGGAATCTTGAATTTGTATTAAATAAAGAGGATTTTGAGAATGAAAAACTTACTCTAAATGACAAATATCCTGAAAATAAGGGGATTTTCTTTTATATTGGAATCAGAGCGGAAAATAAATGGTGGATTAAGTACTTGACAGAACATGATTTTGAGTGGTGCAGCAAAAATGTTTTCGATTCAGAGTATGCAAAAGGTGAATATTTTGAAAATAACCCCTTGAATGACCCATATTTCACAAAAATTGTTGAGGTTTATGAAAATGGTGGTTATTTTTCAGATGATTATATCGTTCAAAACGAAAATGAAGCCGTTTCCGCTTTTGAAAAAGGATATCTTGAAGACAATGAGGTTTGTGATACGTGTGATAATTACGTGACTGATGAATATTATCAAAAAGATATGCAAATTGATGAAAATATGACATTGGAAACTGACAATGGTTTTGATTTTTATCAACCTAATGTTGAGGAAATCAAAACAGACAACAAATTTCTGATATTTGACAGAACACCAAATGGTGAAAAGGCAAATAAATGGGATGAAAACACTGATTTTTATTTAAATTACGTAAAAAAGCCTGATATTGGAAACTATTTTACACTTTTTCATCGTGGAAAAGACGGTTATACAACAAAGAAGATACAGGAAGTGCTTGATGTAAAAAACAAAGAGTATAATGTATTGAAAGACATATATAGAAATGCACTTGCCTTTCAAATAAAGGATGACGGTACAATTGGGTATAAATATTTAACCAAAGATTGTGAAAGTGAGGAGGAAAACTATAAAATAGAGAGTGAATTCACTCATTTTGCAGCAATACAAGATAAATTATGGTATACAATCAATGTAAAAATAGTTCCTGTTACAAATATTAACAATTTTGACACAAAATGTTTGGTAAACACACCAACAACCGACAAAATGAGGATTTATTTCTATGTAAATGGCAAATTAGTACTTATTTCAAGGGAATTGCCTATGTTGAATCTCAAAATGCTTGACGATTTGGCTGAAAAACAGGAAGGTGTGCCTTTTAATTTGTCACTTGGAGGTGGAACACAAGGTCTTGCAGAGGTTGTTTATCTCAATTATCTTAAATTGCCAGAATATACATTGCCTCTTGAAAAAGAGTTTGGCGGTAGTTTCATAGGATATATCAAAACGTTCAGATTTTACACATGTCCTCTAAATTATGCAGAAATATATGGAAATTACGTTTTTACGAAAAAACAAAACTATTTATATTAAAATAACTTTATAAAGAAAATACATATTCATGAATGGTATAACATATTTCAGACTTAATTCGGCTTACGATGGTGATGTGACAAAGAATTGTGCATTGACTGGCTCTGAAGTTGATAATAATTTCTATACATTGGAAGGTAGGGATGTTAAGTCAGTTGAATTGGAGGACGGAAAGATAATTGTCAAACTTATGAATGGCAATATTCTGTCAACTGACAACATAACTGAAGATTGTTTGAAGGAATTATCAATTGATTTTGATGAGGTTAATGGTGTTTTAACTATAACAAAAAACGGTGTTACACAAACAATTGAGGGATTTGCAACAAATTATAATATAGCTGAAGCCGTTTGTGTTGATGGTACACTTAAAGGAAATGGACTGTCCACATCGCCAATAGGTTTATCACCAATGGCAAAGACAGGACAATATAGACCTGTAAATAAGATAATAAATGTCATAGAGGGTGAAAAACTTCCGTGTTGTTCAAACGTTTCACCTGGTGATAGGTTTCTTACAATAGAAAACGTCAATGAATTTGGTTATCTATATAACTATGAGGGCTTAAAGAAGATTGCTTGCAAACTTAATCAAACTCATTCTCAATGGAGAGTTCCAACCAAAGATGATTGGGATGATATGCTAAATGCTGTAGAGCCTATTGATGATTTCAGGAACCATAATGATGCAAGGAGCAATAAGTTTTTGGGAAAATTTGCAGGAAAGTTCTTGAAATCTAAAAATTATTGGGAAGTAGGTGAAAATGATGATGATTGTTGTCATAATGACTGTTATGACGAATGTAATCATTGCTGTAATCAATGTAATGATTGCAATAATGAGAGCAATAATGATTGTCATGAGGAAAATACAGAAAATACACATCAATGTGGCGAAAATCCTAATCCTTGTATACCAAGTTATTGTGGTGAATATGGAAATTGCCATTATACCAATAATTGCAATTGCAATGGCATTGATAAATATGGCTTCAATGTGCTTCCCGCTGGTTATGCTAATGAAGCAAAGGATTATCTGTATTTTAAAGAACGTGCATATTTCTGGACAGCAACAAACCACGAATATCGTGATGCATACATAAAGGCATTTGCATATAACAAGTGCAATGTATTGCAAGATGTTATGGCAAGTGACAACTTTATGTCAGTTAGATTGGTAAAAGACTACACAGGTGACAATTTCAATGAAAGAGAGGATATTCTTGGAAGTACATATTCAACAGTTCTTATGCCATCAATGAAAAAGGGCAGTGCTATTTGGACATCAGTAAACATTTGTGTCGGTGGCTGCAATTGTGACTGTGATTGTGAATGCAATTGCCATTTCGTCTTGCCCAATAACGGTGAAGGATATGAAAGTGTGAAAAAATTCTTTATCAATGAATGGACAGGTAAAGAATGGTTAAGAAATGAAATAAAAGACGGCGAATCCGTTGTTGTAATAAGTAACGGTGAAACAAATGACTATATTGAATACCGTGTGATGAATGGTGAACTTGTTGATGTGTCAACAATCACTTATGACAGTATAATTGGAAGAATACAGGAAATTATTGATGAATTAAATCAAAAAGTTGACAACGAAATAGAGCGTTCAACAGAAAAGGATGAAGAATTAGAACAAAGTCTTGTTGATGTCAACGAACATCTTGATGAGATAGACAATAATATCAATAGTATTAATCAAACAGTCGAAGAACAACAAACCACACTTGACAATTTATCACAAATCATAGAGGATGAAATTTCAGAAAGACAAGCAGAGGATGCAAGACTTCAAGAAGAAATTAATGCAATCACAGGAAGCATTTCCGATGAATACATTATACAAGATGGAAGTGGTTTTAATAATGAAAGTGGCGTATTGACACTTAAGAGCAAGAGTGGTAATAATGATATAAATATTCAATTCAGTTTGAATTTCGGCACATTCTAATTATTTATAATAAGAAATAAACAATATAAACGAAATATGAAGAATAACAATTACAATTTGATACTTTTACATCATGAGGAAGTGTTCGAAACAAGAGAACTTGCATTGGAATATTTAAATGACTTCTATAAGCCAAACTCTCTTGAAGGTGAACCTGTATTGGTTAAGTACGGTAATAGCAGAAACCCAAGTGTTATTTTGGCATTTGGAACATCAGATGCATCACCAGGAAGTTTCTATGCCATTGATATGACAAAAGCAAATGAGAAAATTGAAGAATTATCAAATATAATCAACGGAGAACAAGAAGATTTTGATTATATCAGAGAAGTTCTTGGTGGAATAGTCAAGGCATCGGGTTTAATTTTAGATGACAATAAAATAACAGATAAGGTTACATATGAACCAGATCCAAGAGACAATGTTATAGGAAATGCTGTTAGCATTGCGGAAGCAATTGATTTGTTGTCAAAATATGCACAGGAAAACTTTACGGACACTGAATTAAGTGTTGAGGACACAAACAGTGTAAGACTTATATATGAGGTCAATCCAAATGGAGGAAAAAAATTAAAGGCTGAAATACAAGTTTCAGACGGTGGTGTTTCTGATGAATTGGAATTCAACAACAACATTATTGGCATAAAGAATGACGGTATTTATGCCGCTTCAAATTTGTCTTATGATGACCTTAGACACGAATTAATATACACAACGAGCGGATATAGAAACGGACGTTTCCAAGATGACGCAAAAGTTCAGAGAATAAGCCTTGGACAACACACAAGACTTGTGGCTGATAATGAAGGAAACAGTGTAAGACTTGTTATTGACAATGACACAGCAAACTATACAGCAACAATAAGTGCAAATCTTCAGATTGCTAACAGAGAGGATAATATTCTTCAATTATCTGATGGTAAAGCATTTGTTGAAGGAAAAGCAAGGAATATTTCATATGGAAATGGAACTGTTGAAGATGCCTTGTCCGATTTGACAACTGACATGGGTAAAAAAATAGAAAAAGTTGAAATTGTCAAAAACAGTCAGTCTGATTTGCAGTACATTCTTAAAGTTGACAATGTTGACGCTGGTGAAATCAATATACCAAAGGACAGATTCTTAAGCAGTGTGACTTATGACCCATCAACAAAGGAATTGACATTCATATTTGAAACCACAACAGGCACAAGTGTGAATGTTATTAAAGTTGATGACCTTATTGACATATACACAGCAGGTAACGGTCTTGAAGTGGAAAACAATGAGTTTAGTGTAAGGCTGAATGAAGAATGTGAAGCATATCTAACGGTATCTGAAGAAGGTCTTAAATTGTTCGGTATAACTGATGCACTCGCACAAAAGGCAAATGTTTCTGATGTGTATACAAAGGCTGAGTGTGATGCCAAATATCTGACGGAACACCAATCTCTCGCAGACTATGCAACAGTAAGTTCAGTTGAAACAATTGCTCAAAATGTTAGCCAAAACACACAATCTTTAGAAACATTAAATGGTAATGAATCAACACAAGGTTCTGTTAAAAATGCAATCAAAAAGTCAAAAGATTATACTGATGAAAAAGTTGCTGTTAAAGCAAATTCAGCAGATGTATACACAAAAACTGAAATTGACAACAAGGGTTATTTGACGGAACATCAAGACATCTCTAATCTTGCAACAAAAGCAAGTCTTGCTGAAACAGAAGCAAAAGCAACACAAAATGCTTCTGACATAGCAGAACTAACATCAACAGTTGATGATATGAAATTTGTCACAAATGAGAGTGATACTGTTGTTATGACAATGGAAAAAGAAACCGGTGCTGAAACAAGAACGCTTACATCATTTGTTAAAATTGACCAGTCAAATGCAACAAACATCATTAAAAGAAATGTTAATGGTATCTATGCAAATGTAAGTCTTAGTTATAACAAGGCAGAAAACAAAATAACATTCAATGACGGTAACGGGGATAAAGAATTTATCTTAAACAATTTTGGAATACTTGAAGATGCTTTTTATGACAGTGAAACACAAAGCATTGTACTTGTTGTTAAAAAAGATGATGAATCAACCAAGAGAGTTACAATTCCTGTTAGCAGTCTTGTTAATACATGGACTGTACAGGAAAGTGCCACAAGTCCAGTTGTTTTGACCAAAACAACAACTACAAATGGTGATGTGTTAAGTGCTGATTTAAGGGTTGTAAACAGTCCGAAAAATCTATTATCCATTGACCAAGGTTATTTGTTTGCTGACGGTGACTCAAATGCACACTACGCTTTGTGGGGAATGACGGAAACAAATGTTCAGGCAGTGTTGAACTTGATAAAACCAGAAATAGACAAAATCCCAACAATAGAAAGAAATTTGGGAATTGTTCAAACACAAGCAGCCAACGCAGAACAAGATGCACTTGATGCAAAAACTTTAGTTAATCAAATGGCAGACAGACTTTCCCAAATAGAGGATATTCTTGCATCACTTATTGATTTTGGTACATATTCTGACTAATTATTAATAAAATAAAAATACAACATATATAAAATGGCAGTTTTAAAACTTTTAAGAAACGAAAATTTGTTTGAAACACGTGAGGCTGCATTAAATGATATTGCTTCAAGGTCTGAGACTTTTGAGGACGGCATGGTGTGGATTGCAAGTTATGGTGAAACACCAAATGCAAAAACACTTTTGGCAATAAAACGTGATGACGGTGTTACTGTTTTTGATAATGAAAACATGAGTGATGCAATAAATACACTTAATTATTCTGATGATGCTGTTGCAAAGAAATTTGTTACAAGTGTTTCTCAGACAAATGGATTGATAAGTGTTCAGCGTGGTGAAATAACATCTGACAATTCAATCAATTTAACTGACGGGTCAGATGGAGGTGTCAATTTTGGTGTTAACATAAAAAATGATGAAAAAGTGTTGAACTTAACAAATCAAGGCTTGCAAACTGATATTTCTTTGAAGAAAATAACAACAGGATTGAGTGCAAACATCAAAGAACAATATCAATTGGTAGGTACTAATGACACACAGTTAGGAAATGTGACAATTGATATCTACAAAAACAGTTCATTGCTTCAAGTTAAATTATCAACGACAGATGCAACATGGGATGCGGTAAATGAAACTATTGTTGATGGAACTGGTGAGGATGCACTTGTTTTCGCTTATGAAGACAAAAATAGTGTTGTTCAATTGGTACATGTCAATGTCGGAAGTTTCTTGCGTGAAAGTGAAATCACAGACGGTCTTGAAGTTGTTAACCACGATGTTAAAGTAAAAATTGATACAACCTCAAATGATGCAGAAAATTTCTTGTCAGTCAGTTCAGACGGTGTTAAAATAAGTGGGATAAATTCAGCAATATCATCTAAGGTTGGAACGCTTGACGCAACTGTTAAAGCAAATCTTGATAATAGTGATGACACAAAGGTAGAGGAAGGAAAACATTTTGGTATAAAAATCATCGAAACCGACGGTAAATTGACAAGTGTCAGTGTTGTTGAAGATAATATTGCAAGTCAAAGTTATGTGACTGAAATTGAACGTGTTACCGCTGAAGCACTCAATGATTTGAACGAAAGAATTGAGAATGTCTATACCAAAGAAGATATTGACGATAAAGGTTATTTGACTGAACATCAGGATATAAGTGGTAAGGCAGATGTTTCAGTTGTTCAGAGAATTGAACGTGTAACGGCAGAAGCACTCAATGACTTGAACACAAGACTTAGTGAAGAAATATCAACAAGACAAGAAGCAGACAATTCAAAAGCAGATGTAAGTGATGTTTACACAAAAGATGAAGTCTATACAAAGACAGAATCAGATGCCAAGTATCTCACTGAACATCAGGATATAAGCAGTAAGGCAGATGTTTCTGATGTTGAGAGAATTGAACGTGTTACCGCTGAAGCACTCAATGATATTGAATTGAGGAAACTAAATAAAGAGGATATTGAAGAATATCTTTCAGAAATAGATTGTGATGAATATTAAAAAATTAATTAAATAAAGATATGAATGAATATTTAAAATATTTTGAAACACATACCGAATATGAGGCGTATATCAATGGTGATGATGTGTTGCTTCCAAATGTAAGTTATTGTCAAGACAACTATGAAACACATTACACTCCATATGTTGCAACTTATATTTCTATTACTATTTCGTCAGCAGGTGGACTGATTAAAATAACAAACATTGATAAATATGAACTCGATTCTGTTTTTGAAAAAATAGAAATTGATGGCGAAGTAATTCCATTTACAGAATTTTCACCAGGACCGTCCAATGGAAGTTATTTTTATTTTGATGAGGTTGGACAAAATGGATGGGTGTTCGGACATGATATTGTCTTCACTTTTATAAAAAATGGAGAAATACCAAATAGTTGTTTTGAAAATTGTGAAAACATAATCAATATAGAAATACCAGATAGTGTAACTTCTATTGGTGAATGGGCTTTCGGTGGTTGTGTTAACTTAACTGGTGTTACTTTACCCAAAAATTTTGATCCGTCATTTATTAAAAACGGTGCTTTTCAAGGTTGTACTTCGTTAAGTAGTGATGATTCTTTGTTATACATTGATAATTATGTTGTTGGTATAACACAAGAAAAATCACCTTATACTATTAAATCTGGAACCACAGCAATTTGTGCTGGTGCCCTTTATACATATTCAAGCATTATAAATGAAATAATTTTACCTAATACTATCACGTTTATTGGTGATAATGCTTTTTCAGGATATAGTGAGCGCACATTGACTATTCAAGCAACTGTACCGCCAGTGATTGGGTTTAATATATTAGGTGATGATGTACTTGGAAATGAAATACATGGAATGTTTAATGGCAGTATATATGTTCCATCAGAGAGTCTTGAATTGTATAAAACAGCAAATGGATGGTCTGATTATGCAGAAAATATTTATGCAATAACACAATAATTATACAATAGAACAAAACAATAAAGGTGTGGATATTAACCACACCTTTTTTTCTTGTTGAATGCTTTAGAACAACGGTTCATCAGTAATCACATTGTCAGCAGGTTCAATTGAACCCAAGTCAATAGGATTTGACATAATGTTGTTCTTCACATTCATCTTGACAACCTTGGTTGTCGGCTTAAAATAATTCTTTTTCATTTCTTTAAAATTTTTAAAAATTGTTATTAACATAAATACTTTGCAAAAGTAATCTTTTTATTTTGAATAACCAAATAAATTTTGTTAATTTTCCTAAATTTTAGGGATTAATCATCATTTTCTTCAGTTTCAAAAGTTTTATCCAATATATCATAAATAGTACCAAGTTTGATTCCCCATTTTTTTGATTTAAAAATTCCTGTTTGGAAATCCTCATCAATAATATTTAGCAATTTATCAGGTAATATACCATTTTCCACCAATTCATCAACATCAGATTGTTTTAAGTTGTTGATAATGTTATCATATAATTCAATTTCTTTTTTTACATCTTTATTTTTTATTTGTTCTTGTCTTTCAATATAATCATTTTTGATTTCATCCCAATTCATACCGTCAATATTTTCAATATATGTTGGTACTTTATTGATTGATAGCCAAAATTTAATTTCTTTATCTTCCATTGTCATCAATGCTTCATAAGTATCCTGATCTGTTATATTAAATGGTTGACCCGATACCAATTTACATTCTTCTTCAGTGAAACTTTTCCTATCTTTTGGATTTGAAATTAAAATATTGTCTATTTCCTTACCTTTTTCATTAATCGTTGTCCTTACATTCCTGTCAAACACAACCAATAACGGTTTGATACGCTTGTTAAACATTTCAATGTATTTTGCACGATTATATTCAAAATTTTCATCACAATAATGGTCTTCTTCGTCCTCAACAAGGTCATTTGACAACATTACACAGTTGAAAATTATCTCATCTTCATCAAAAATTGTTATATTTTTACCTTTAAATAGATAATTATTAGCAAAATCAAGCCTTGATTTAGCAAATTCAGAATCTGAATACTCTTTATAGTATTTTTTATACTCTTTTTCAATGTATTTTGTTAAAGAAATGACATTTCCTTTTCTGTCAAGCAGTTTTTCGCCATTTTCATCAGTTGCATAATCAATTTTTTTACCCTTTTCGTCAAGATAATAATACTTTGTGACACGTTTCACGTCACTTTCACCTTTCTTATTACCAGTATTGATGAAATATACCGAATCCCCCATGTTTACATTGAGATTTTCCTTTATTGCAAGTTCATACCAAGCCTGTCTTGCTCTTTTTGTACCCGCTTTTGTCACTTCCTTGCATTTTTCCTTTTTTTCCCTTATACTTTTCTTTATTTTTCCAACAGAAGCAATGTCCTTCAAGGGAATTTGCATGTTGTATATCTTCTCAATATAATCATAATAGTATTCAATGAACTCTTTGCCCTTATTATGAAGCAACAATTTTGCCGCTTCATTGATGAATTTCTCGATATAAATTGGCATTTTCTTCGATTTTAGGGTATTGCCAACCATTTTTATTTCTCCATTATCCAAAAGGTCAAGATAATTCTTTCTGGCACAAGTTATGTTTGATGGAATAACCTCATCTTCGTCTAATCCCATTTTTCCTCTCATAAAAAGGTCATTGAACTCCATAATGTCACCCCACTCATCACAATATTCCTTACCCTTTTCAACAAGACGGTTCAACCCTTTGCCAATGTAAGGATGTTCTTTTGTATATCTGAACTCATTTGGCATTTGGAAATTGAATCCATCCGTATTGCTTAAAATATTGAGTCCTAATGCGTTTACAACAGTACCATCAAGACTTATATCAAATACATATTCATTTGATTGGTAGTTTACTATTTTACTTTTCATATTTTTTGCGTTTTAAAAATTATTTTCCCATTTATATACTTTTGTTCCACAATCATATATTCTATACCATTTTTGTCGTTTGCAAAACTCTCGTTCTGTTATGTTATTTGGACAATTATATTTTTTTTGCAATATGCTTTTTCTAAAATTGAAACGATTCTTTCTGACTGTTCCTATAATATAAAAGTAATTAGGTTTTGAAAAATGTGAAAAATTAAATCCTAATTTTTCATACAAATTTCCAATAGACCATCTTCTATCAGCATAACTCACAACGGATTTTGGGTTATATATTTTAATAAAATGTTTAAATAACTTACTTGCTCCACCTATTACATTTGTGTTAAGTTTATTACAGAATCTTAATAATTCATATTCTGTTTCTCCATTGCCAATAAAATGTCTAGATTTTCCAAATGTCATTAAAGAAACTAATTCTTCATTATAATATAAACCTAATTTAATTTGACTTGCACACCATCCTTGAATATGATTGTTCTTTAAAAATAAACTTGCTTCACTATTATCAACTTCTTTTATTTTACACTTTCTTGCAAATATTTTGATTTTGGTTAAACCTAAAATATTGTCTAACATAGATATCCATATTTTAGATTTGTGAAGCCACTCATCTTCAAAAATGTGAATTAATCTAATGCCTTGTTTTTCACATTCAAGAGTTTTGTTAAGATGATATTCTTTTTCTTTCTTTAATTCACAATGCCAATATAAACCATCATATTCGATTGCAATATTTTTTTCTGGTATGAAAATGTCTAATTCATTTCCCTTTAATACTTTTCTGTCATTTGCTATTGTGTTCGGAAATTTTTCTTTAATGTATTCATATATTTTATTCTCATTAACTGAATAATTTAAATTATGGTATGGACACCCATGTCCCTGTAAAAATGAATTTGCTTCGACTTCAAATTCTCTTCCACAATCATTACACCTTATCTGAATTTTTTCATCTGATGAAATATACTCTCCAATAACAGTATATAAATCACCATATAGTCTTTTTACATCTAACTCAAACTGTGCTTGTGTTTTAGTTTTATTTTGTGATATGCTTAATTTGCTACATTTTGGACATCCATTATATAGTTTGCTATATAAAAAAGCACCAGGTGTTCTTTCAAATATATTCCCACAACAATTGCATTTAAATTTTAATTTTGTTGATGTGTTTAAGTATTCTTCCTTATTAACGACATCAATATTCGGATATTTTTCTTTTAAAAACTTTTCAAAATCAGAAAACGATTTCTTTTTAAAATCACCATTATGAGAACGTCCACATTTTTGACAAATATCATTACCGTTAAATAAATCACTTATATATTTTTCATATACACCATGTTTAGCACATAACAACTCTACTTTATCACTGTTTTTATTTTTAAAACCATCAAATGGAATAATTTCATTTTTTGTGTATAATTTTTTTAGTTCTTCATAACTTATCTGTTTTCCTTTCTGTTTTTCACAATTACAGCCTCCATAAGCAGAAGTGATAAAATCACACGCAACTTTTGTAAAAACATTACCGCATAGATTGCATTTTACAGTAATTTTGTTATGACTTCCTTTGTATTCTTCATCTATATATGGAAATGAATATCTATCACCAAACCTTTGTTTGGATTTTTCAACAAAAGAATAATTAGTTTTTCTTTCTTTATAACAGCATTTTGGACAACCATGCCCTAATAAATGATTATGTGGTGTCTGTTGAAAACGAGTTCCACATTCAGTATGTGTTATCCACATTTTTTCTTTTGTGTTAACATAAGATTTTTCTTCATAGATATAATCATCCCCATGTATCTCTTTTGCCTTTTTAAGGAAATCTTCAAATGATAATCTTTTCATAATAAAATTTTATTTGTGTTATATCTATAAATATATATTTGAGGCAAAAAGTTCATCAAAATCTGATTTTATGTTACATATATAGTGTTTATTGTTTAAATAACAAAATAATAAATGCTAATTTTACTTAAAATTCCATTTATAAACCATTGTTCCACAATCATAAATTCTATATATTCCTTTTTCCAACATTATTTCGTGTTCGGTTTTATTTTTATCAAAACCTTGTTTAATCAGTTGTCCTTTTCTATATTTAAAACGGTTTTCACGTTCTTGTCCAAATATGTAGAAATAATTTGGTTTACTATCGTGTGTGTGTAGAAAACCTAATGTTTCATATAAATTACCAACAGACCATCTTTTATCCGCATATGTTATTATTTCATTTGGTTTTATATCATCAATAAAATGTTTTAATAATTTACTTGCACCACCAATAACATTGGTGTTCAATTTATTACAGAACCTCAATAATTCATATGTATTATTATAGTCTTTGTTGTATTTTCGTTGTTGTCTTGTGTGTCCGAAAGTCATCAGACTTACTAATTCATCATTATAAAATAGACCATAATGATATTTTGCTTTACATCTGCCTTGTATGTGGTTTTTATCAAGAAATTCCATTGCTTCCTTTGATGAAACGTCTTTTACATTACATTTTCTTGCAAATATCCTATTTTCGGTATATTCTAAAATATTCCTTAACATTGACTTTATAATATCTGAGTGTTCCAACCATTCGTCTTCGAATATATGAATAAGTCTGATTCCTTTATTTTTACACTCATTTGTTTTTATAAGATGATAGTTTTTATCCCTATTGAATTTCTCAGAGTGCCATATAAGACCATTGTATTCAATTGCAACATTTTTAGAAGGTATGTATATATCAAGTTCTTTATTTTCGGATAATATATTTCTTACTCTTTGTTTTACATTATCTTTACCTAAAGTACTACAACAAAAATCATATATTTCACTTTCACCGTTTGATATTATCTTAGCACAGTGAGGGCAACCTTGTCCTATTAAATGATTTCCGGGTGTCTGACAGAATTCACCGTGTACGGGACAGATTATACACACCTTGGTAGAATTGTTTTTATATTCAACCTTTGAGTAATCATATTTGTCACCATGTATTAATTTTGCCTTATAAATAAAATTCTGAAGTGTATCTCGTTGTGCGTTGTCCGTTCTATTTCTTGCACATTTTGGACAACCTTGTGGATTTGTTTTATGTAAGTGGTTATCTGGTGTCATCCAAAACGAACCATGTTCATTACCATATTCATCCTTTTCGTGACAGATTATTTCGATTTTCTCATAACACTTTGTATATACTGATTTAGAATAATCATATTTATCAGAGTGTACTTCCTTTGCTTTATTTAAAAACCACTCGTTAGTGTGTGTCTTTGATAAAGATGATTTTTCATAACGACATTTTGGACATCCCTGACCTTGCAGGTGTTTTTGTGGTGTTTGTTCGAAATCTATATTATGTTTATTACAATGAATTATACCCTTTGTTTTTTTGTTTATAAAGTTAAAATTATCATAACTGTATGCTTCTTCTCCATGAATCTTTTTTGCTTCTGCAATGAACAGTTCCTTTGTCATATATTTACCATTACATTTAGGACAACCATCACCTCTTTTTAAGTGAC